TGTCCGGGACTCGCAACGAATACGTCCTTGACTCGGTAAATGTCTGTACTCCTCGGGATCGCTTGCAGAGGCGGGTTGGAACAAGACAGACGGCCCGTCTCGGTACCGACGAGATTGAGATTCGCGTGAAGTCGACAGTTGGCATCCATCGTTTCCCGGAATTTTCGGTAATAATTAGCGTACACACGGTTCCACCCCCTGTACTCGAGTAGTTCTTTTACGCCGGGTCTCTTGGGCATCTTCTCTAGTATCTTGGCCGCTGTGCTCTTGAGCCCGAGCCACTTTTGCAGCTGGGGCGCACTATTGAGATTGATCTCGTAACCTGCCAGCTCCTCGATCTTTTTGCGGCATCTTTCCACTTCGGTCTGCGCCTTCTCCTGGTATTCATCCATAAGCGCCATATCGAGCCCAATGCCGTGTCTTTCCATCTCGCAGATGGCGAGCTGGTATTCGTTGTACTCCTGCCACAGGTCGTGTATTTTCCACTTGTCGAGGTAAGGCTTGTAATACTCATGCAGCATGCGAGTTAAGATGACATCCTGCTCGGCGTAGGGAGCGACAAGCTCGGCGGGTAACTGGGACATCTGCCCCTTTTTGAGTTTCCTTTTCTTTAGTTCGTCGTTGAGCTTCTGTTCTTCCTCCTCGGCTTCCGACCCTATATACTTGGCACCTAGGGCTTTGAGCGTAGCCTTTGGCTCGTTCTCATTAAGGAGATGCGCCATGGTCTGTACGTCTTCGATTTTTGGTGCGTAGGGCACACCGTCTCGGTACAGGAATTCCATGTCGAATCCGTAGTTGAACCCGACATATGTGATCTTCGGCGACGACAGGAGATTGCGAAAAGCAGTCATGGAGTGGAGCGGTAGGTTCTCCCCTTCCCCATGTCGAAATGGGAAATAATAGCTCTGGCCGTCTCCCTCTACTGCGATGCCGCACAAACGGTCGTCTCGCCACATCTGCAACCCGGTGGTTTCGCAGTCCACGTACAATGTCTTGCACTGATGCAGACGCGAAATCACGTGTGGGAACTGACTAGATGTGACGATCATTTTTCCAATCCCAAGCCAGTACTCGAGTCCAGACCGATTCATAAGAAGGTACCGGTCTATAGATGCTTAGCATGTGAGGCAGGTGCGACTTGCCACTTACAATCTGCCCGTCCTTGACGCGCCAAAAAGGTAAGCGGTTGGTGAAGAGCCATATGGCCGATGCCTTGCCCCATATCCAGTCCTTGAACCACGACACGTCGGTGCACACGTGGGTAATGGCAACCACGGTGATCTTCCTTTTCCTGGACTGTGTGTAGGCCCGTTCCATAAACTGATTGATAACGCCTCTGGTGTAAGGCGGGTTTAACCAAACGCTGCCACCTTTTGGTGGGACCCAGTCTTCTGTTAGGGCATCATGTTCTGGGTACATGAGTCCGTTTTCGCACATGCAGTTATGCTCCTGGCATGCGGCGTCTAATGTGAACCGAAAATGCTTGTCTATCGCGTTGAACACGTTCCGATCCGTCGTCCAGTCTTGTGGCCCGGCGACCCCTTTCCGTGTTTTTAATGCGTCTGTCATTTTGACCTCATGAGGGAGCGGGTGTCCGAAACAAGGGGGAGGGAAACCCGGACACCCGCTCCCACTAAATCCACCCTAGCTGTTTAGAGGGTAACAGCCGTCGATGGATGACCGCTTTGTCCCCTGATACTCGTCGTCCACCACAGACAACATGCACTTCTTGCCGATGGCATCCTGCCGGGAGAACTTGCTGGTCTGACCCCCTTGTCCCAGACCAGTCGCCTCGATCACCTCCCGCAGTTTCCACATGGCCGCTGGCGTCAGTGCGGTGTAGAGGCGCAGCACGTGTCCCTCGTGCTCCCCCTCCATGATCTGGAAATGCCAGATCCACATCGGGTTGCCAGCGTTACTGGTCGACTTCACGACATCGGCCACACCAGCGGTGTACATACCGGCCGGAATTGTGAAATCCTGCTCTTCCTCTTCGGGCAGATCTACTTCGAAAGCCTCGTCCTGATCTGCCATTTCCGGTCCGAATGGGTCCCCTGCCATGTCAATTCTCCTTCTTGTCGGTTGTGGGTTTATCACCCTTTGGTTTCTCGTTCTTGAACCCCTCAGAGGAGAGGAGCAAGTCATAAATGGACGCCAGATCCGGGTCGTCTACCACTTGGCCCAGCCCGTCCGCGAACCGGTGGCCACGGGTTTTGGCGCGATACACTCCCTCTTGACGGGTGAGCATCTTGCGGTTTCCTTCGTTGTCGAGGTACATATACCACACCATGTCGCAGTACCCCATCACGGCTTGCCCTAGCTTCTCGGTGAAAGCCGGTGTGACGCTCTCGAGCTTGGGTGGCGTGTCCTGGTTGCGAGCTACACGGCGAGCGTAATTCTCCCGTGATAGAGCCGTGATTACTGTGTTGAATGGGGCGTCACGATACCACCGGAACAAGCGCTTGAGCTTGGCCGTATTGGTGCCGTAATCCTCTTGCCACAGGTCGTCTCGACTCTTGCGCTTGCGTTTCTGCTCGGGCAGCTCCTGGTCTGCATTCCACGCGTTGGTGGCGATCATTTCCAGGTCCTGCGTCTGAAGCTCGGACCCGCTATCAATAACGACCGTCTTGAACCGGTCGAATCCCTTCTCCTTGTTGGTGATCTTCCAGAACACCTCTTCTAGGTGGTCCACCGACTTAATGTCAACGGCTTTGAGTCCTTTGACACCAGCCACCGAGATAAGCCCACCCTCGATATTGAGCACCAGAACGTCACGAAGCTCGGGGTGGGCCTGTGCTGATGCTGCCAGCGTGGTCTTTCCCACGCCGGGCTCGGAATACACCAGCAGATTGATGAATGGCTTGACTGTGGAAACGTCGTAGATTTCCATTTCACTCCTCCAATTCGATGTTTGGGTTTAGGGGCTTGTCTTCCTCGTCTTTATACATGAAGGTTGTTTGGAGAAGAAAGTCGGTATCCTCACCTCGCAGGTCGGCCATGCAGAATTCGCGCAGTCTGCACCCATTGCATGTGAACAGACCGATGGTGCGCGGGTAGGATTTGGCCTCCTGTATGGCCTTGGCGTTGCTCACCATGTTGTTCCAGACGGCCCGCACCATCATGTCCGGCCAGTAATTGGTCGACATACGGGACCACTCGACATCTTGCAGCTTGGCACGCATATCCTCGTAGTCGGCCGGGTCTTGGCCTTGGCGCTCAATAACGGCCAGGTATGTTGGCCAGTCTGTGGTAATCAACTGACGGCCCACCGAACCGTTCTTGTTGATTGAGGGTTCCTGTGGTGTGGTGGACTTTATTTGGTGAGTGATGGACCCATACACGTCCTTGATGTCGAGTTCGACCGTCATCAAGTGTTTGTACAGAGCCATCTGCTGGTTGAACTCTTCGGCGTAGTCACCCTGGAACGACTTGCGGACCTTATGATCCACGAGCCACTTCCGGCCCGTCTCAAGTTCGAGAGCTACCCAGTCGATGTGTCCCTCGAAATGGGACCAATCACCCGATTCCTTGGGCAAGTCGCACTCGAGTTTGGTCTCGACTAAGGGCACACCATCCACACTTACGGTGTCCCACTTCTCTCCAAGCTCAAGAGAATCGAGGGTGCGCCCAGTGATAGCGTGTGCTTCCGGCCCCATCTCCTCGACTTGCATCTCCTCATCCGGGAATAGGGGCTGCTCGAGAAGCTCATCTTGCCACTCGGCGATTGCATTGGCTACCGACTCACCCAACAGACCAGCGGCAAGTCCCCTGTGGACAGCGATACCAAGCGATATGGCCGGTCTCTCATGACGCGGTTTGATCCTGAGTACGTACTTGAGGTAATAAGAGTACTGGCACCTTTGCCACGTGGACCACTGCGTGTACGAGAGATGCCTAGGCATGATACGCCTCCTTCAGGGCATCCCAGATCTCGGGCGTGATCCAGTGCGCGCCCTTGAGATAGGTGAGCGTCTCCTGGTTGGTGACGTCGAACTCGGCCGGCTCCCCCTTCATGAGCCTCAGGACCTTGCCACGCAGACGGCCGTCGTGACCGGGCTTGAATTTTGCTCTACCATAGACTGGCATGCCGCACCCACACAGGCATTTGCTGGTGGTGGCTCGCACCTGCGCTTTCGATGCCTGCGATAGATCGATGGTCTTGCGGATCTTGGTGGTGTCGACATTGGCGGGTGGTGCGAGTCTCTGTTGCTCCCTGACTCTTTTGACTATGAAACCATCCACGTTCTCGAGCACCCCCTTTTTGAGGAGGTTGTTTACGACCCGAGCGTCATACAGCTTTTTTGCCTCCTCCTCAGTCAGCGGTCCGGTGTGCTCTCCGATCTTGAGGAGCGTCTTCTGTTGCGCGTGCGATAACTTACTCATTGTGTGTCCCCTTCGTTATTAGACGGCGTATTATAGCATGTCAGGGTATAGTCTGTCAAGTACTATATTTGGGGTCAACCCCTAGGAACTGAAACCACTTCTTGGATGCGTGCATCACGTCTTCTTGCCAGTAGAAGATGGCGAGCCCGAGCTTCTCAGCTTCCTTGAACTCGCTATTGGACCCCGCGCTCTCTTCCCACTGTGGGCCCATCAGGATGGCATCACAACGACGCAAGATTTCCATGGTTCCATCAAGCCAGAAGTCGTCCGGCAAGGAGTCCTGGAAGAAGCGGTACATGGTGTGCGGAATGACAGGTACTGCTCCATTTCTGGCCACTTCGAGTCCCAGGTCTTCGGCCCTACGGATGTTGCGCTCAATTTCGTACGGCGTGTCGGCCCGATACGGCCCTGCGATGTATACCAGTTTCATTGTTGCCCCCTAAAAGTCTGGTAGTTCGGCTAGTTCCCAATCCTTGTCATTCTTCACCACCACACCGGCCTTCTCGAGTTGCCCCATGCGGCGAGATATTGTGCTTTTATGTACACCAACCTGTCTGGCGATCTCGGCCGTATGAGCGGGCCCCTTCCTAAGAACCACCAGAATGTCGGTTTCTGCTTTTTTGACTGCGGTGTTGGACTTGGTTTTCTCTCTGTACTCCTCGAGCGCTTCCTCGGCGTCTTCGCAGATGATGTTGTACTTGTATGGTCTCTCAGTGCTGATGTCGAAGGTGAGGTGCAGATCGGGTATCTCGCCTTTCACTTTGAAATGGCGGTGCACCACCACCGAGTTGTTATCTCCGGAGCGACGTATCTGCCAGCCCGTCTCCATGAACGCATTCAGGAACTGGCTACCCCAGCCACCTTCGCGCTCTGTACCCTCGGCTTTCTTTTTGGTGTGGTGCACAACCAGGAATGAACAGCCGTAGGTATCCCTCATCTTTTTGAGTGGAAACATCTGCTCGGCCGTCTTGGCCATGTAGTCATCCACGTTGCCAGCGGAATAGAGCGGATCTATAATCACGAGTCTGGGTTTTACCTTGGCCACATACTGTTCGAGGGAGTGCATGAGTCCTGTGTCATCGAACCGCAAGGCCCGATCGGGGTGGAATACGATCGGTAGGTCTGGTGCGTTCGGACACTCAAAATGCTCTGCATCACTCGGGTCGTCCTTATCAAAATCGAATCCATGGCGGTCTGTGACGACGCTGGCTATACGCTCGACAATCTGACCGTGGAAATCCTCCTGTTGCAGGATGAGCACGGGCCCTGGGTTGATCACCTCATATTGTCCTAGGAATTTGTGACCGCCCGCTACAGATACGGCCAGATCAAAGACGGTCCAGGTCTTATAGGTGCCAGGAGGCGAGATAACGAAAGCGATCGTTGAATCGGGGAGCCAATCCTTAATGCACCAACGAATAGACATGTCGCCGAATCTGGACATGTAGGATCCAAAATGCATGAATGATAGAGACTGAGGGACGCCGTTCCTCTTTCGATTCTTATTTCTCCGGAACTCGGTCTTGTAGACGCTATCCAGCACGGTGGTAAGCTCTCGGTCGTGCAACGGCGGCTCATTCTTGCTATTCCAATCCTTGAGTAGATGGGCTGCTACTTCCTTAGCCATGTCCTTCGATGCGAAATACCCAGCCAGTCTGGTAGCAGCGTCGTTTCTGCCTCCCTGTCCCACACCAGACAGAATATCCGATAGCCAGCGATCGTTGTTCTCCTGGCCTTCCTCTTCTACCTCGTCGGTGAGCCAACTGGGCAACACGGCAGGTTCGCTATATGAGACGAACTCGTACTTTTTGCCACTGGCGTGCACTGAAGGAGGAGCGATGACATACCCACCATCACCTCGGATGTCGATACCATCCTTGCCTACCTTGTTATAGACGTGGTCTGTACCAGTCGGGTAGGAATAGAAGAGGTGATACCCATTGCTACCAGTCCTGCTGATGAGACCGGTCTTGGTGCGGTTGTACACCTTGCGTGGGTCTCCCCCTCGATCGGGGTCGATGTCGACAGCGACTAGGTTGGATACTCGGCCCGTGATGACTGCGATGTTGGCATTTGGCCACTTCTTCCACCACGACTTGATTTCTTCAGGTGTGGGCTTTCGTTGGCTGTATTCTTCCCACTCTACCAGCGCTTTCTTTCCCTTGCGCTGTGCGGGAATTACCGACCAGCCACGATCCAGGTATCGTAGGGCCTCATCGAGCATGGTCATGGTCAGTCAGCTATGGTTTCTGGCTCAAAAAACAGTTCGTACGAACTGACCTTGAACAGACTCGCGTACCCCTCTATTTCTTCCTTGGTGATGCCACGTCTGGCAGACTCATGACTACTTACTGTGGTAGAATCAATCCCCAGTATCGTCGCAACTTCCTTCTGGGTCAGTTTGCTCTGTTCCCTCAGTTGCTTGAGTCTGTTCTTCCTCGGCTTGCTCGGCTTGTTCACTTGGAACCCCCTGCTCTTTGGTTGCGTGCAACAGCACATCATGCATAACCTGTCCATAGGGCTTGCGTCCACCACACTGCTCCTCGGCGAACTTGTCGAGTGCTGCTTGCACCCGCTGCCTATGGTCCTGCTCGCTCATCTTTCTCCCAACATGGCCCGAGAACCGGACCTTAACCAAGCCCTGTCTACTTCGTCTGGTGCTCCACCTTCTGTGAACCGATTCTCGATGCAGCTGTTCCACCCATCGACAAAACCCTCGACAAAAGCGGCCTTGATCATCATACCCGGCTCTGCTGGTGTCTCTGTGGGTCGGTCACTCTTGCCGATCGGCACCACGGTTTCTACTAGTGTGGGCTTAATCACTTCCCCTCCAATACAACAGCAACTCGCATCTGCGCACATTTGCGGTTGTGCTTCACATCGGACAACATATCAACCCAGTATCCGTCCTGATACTTCAACGCATCCTCCAACTCGGCTACCCTGGCACGAAGGGATGCGTTTTCTTCGCGCAACTCCTCACAATATTCGTTGAATTCATCATATGCCGCGTCATGATAACTCATATCAATTTACTATCTGCTTCGTATTCGTATCCCAGGTAGTTCCACATGACGGGCATTGGAGTTTGTCCGACTCCCACCAGTAGTATTCTTCACAACCAGGACATTTGGAGACTCCTGGATCCGCATAGAATGCTGCTCCCCAGTTGACGTTCTCGCAATCGTCAACTACTGCTTTCTGTGCTTCTTCATTGAAGCAATCCTGGTACGCCACCCCGACGATATTGGCATGTTTGCTCATTAGAAGCCACGCAACTGATCGATGTAGCGGTCTGCCATGAGACACCAGATCGCTTCATCGCTCCTGAATCCTCTGGCGTCTGCCATAGAGCGCATGACTGGCATAGCCTGCTCGAGTGCACGCCTGATGTCGTCATACCTCGGTGGGTTTTTGATTCTAATGTTTCCCTCACACTCTGGGTAGTGAGGAATCTTGGAGGCGAGCTGTTCGATCTTGTCGTGGCGAGTCTCTAACTCATCCACCCAGCCGAACAGCTGGTCCTCGTCTGGTATGTGGTTACTGAGTGATGTTAGGAATACCTTAGCCTCTGCGACTTGTTCGAGAATTCCGGATTTGCTCATGCTGTGTCCCCTTGTTGAGCGTCCGGGGATAGAGGATAGCACACCTGGCATAAGTCTGTCAATATATCTGTTGACGATAATGTATGTGTCTTGACTACATCTCGAATACGAGTATCCCGGATCCGTCTTGGACGCGGCTACGAGATACTGTGCATGTTTTGTTTGATTGGTACAACAGGTAGGCTTACTTGGTGGGGAGTTCGGCAGCGATTTCCTTGGTCATCCAGTGCGAGCCCATGGCCCACTCGATCTGAGCACCAGTGAACCGGCTCTTCTCGATGCCACGTGCGTGTTTGAGTACCCGAGAGCGGAGGGTGGCATCGTGGCCTTGCCGAAACCTACGCTTGCCAGTGCACTGCTCGCCACACCCGCACAGGCAATCATGGGTCTTCTTTTCCTTCTTGCTGCTCTTCTTGGTCTTGCCGTTGGTCTTGCCGTTGGTCTTCTTGCTAGCCATTGTCCTTCTCCTTTGTTTTGACTTTGAGCCACATATCGGCTGTCATCCATTTTGCCTGGTCCAGATAATCCTGTTGCGCTTTGGTGACGCGCATGGGCTTATCCGGGCTGGCCTTCCCTAATCTCGATTTGAATTTGGCGTCGTGGCCAGGCAGAAAGTAACGCCTGCATTTGCCACCACACCCACACAAGCAATCTTTTTCCTTTTGAGCCTCCTTCTTCTGTCTAGTGGTCTGATGTTTTAGGGGCCGATCGCGTTGGTCCAGACTCTCGAACTCGTACTTCGCGAGTACATCCTTAATCGGCACGAGTTCGATGTCAGGCAGGAACACCCACTTCCCACGTGGCGTACCCTTGGTGTACTGGTAGCCATTGTTTATGATGGCGTCCTGGTCGTGCTCCACATGGGAGCCATACAGACTGAGTACCACGATCTTGCCGTTTTTGCGGACGCGCAATATGCGGCCCGCTACTCTCCTGGTCTTTGGGTTGACCAGCCACATACCACGGGCCGGCAAGACGCCACCTATCTCCTTTACTTCCTGCTTTCGGCGCTTGTCGGCCCGTAGCTTGCGGCCTACCTCCTTATCTTTTGCCATAGCTGCTCCTCCGAGAACACAAACACGTTGTTATTCCAATTCGCTGTGAATAACGGGTCATCCGGGGGGTAACCACCTCCCCACGCGTTGATGGCATCTCGGATATACGCGGCCATCTCGATCGATGTGACCCCCTTCGGGCGCTCCACTATGACAACATAACACTCCTCCATTTTTGGTTCCTTCACCATTCGCAATGCGCACATGTTTCCTCCTTACTCGTAGTGTGGCCGACGACGGTCGTCAGTCGGGATTTTCTCGGTGTCGCACGTGATGCCGATCTCTACATCCATACCACCAATGACGCTGCTCCTTCCACGTGGGCAAGTGGGATACTCATCGCGCAATTGTTGTGTAGCCTCTCTTATCTCCTCCGCTGTCCAGCATTCGTAGACATCGAGACGGTGGCGATTGTCGTACCACCAGCCACCCTCCTCGGGCCCACCATAATGGCGGGTGTAGCCTACGGCGTAGACGTAGTACGGCCGCATGCGTCTGTACCCACCATACCAGCCACCTCCTTCCTCGTTGACCGTGTCATCCAGACTTAGCCCGAGTGATGCGGCCAGACCCCGTATCATAGATTCTCTAGGTGGTTGTGGTGGCCGGTCCACATCGAGTAGGAGTTCTAACACCCACTCAAGCTCGGCAGCCGCGTGCTTGTCGGTCTCGGCGAGCACACGGCGACGACGGTTGATCACCTCGATAGCATTCTTAATCTTGCTCATACCTCCTCCTTTATGTCGGACTCCTCGATAGTGTAGATTCCCTCGAGTGCGTGCTGGAATTTGTCCTTCACACCACGGAAGTAGTTGGCCAGCGCATCTCTGGCCTCGCCAAAGGACTGGAAGCAGTTAAGCGACTCACGCCACCACCGACAGTCACACCTGACGATCTTCGACTGTGCCATGTCCCATTTGATGCGGTAGTGCTTACTCTTCATCCACGCCCTCCTTTTGTAGGAACTGGTCTGTTACGCCACGCACGTAGTTGTCGACTACGGTTTGCAGCAGATTCTCGACAAACAACCGACTCGCTGGTTCTGTTCCTTCCTGGCCAAAGCGATGTGCGACTGCATGCCTAAACAGGTCCTTCACCTCGACTGTGAGCCTAATTTTCATGCTTCCTCCTTCATGGTTGTTGTCGTCTCTGGCGCTCTACCCTGGCCACCACCAGCGCTTGCCAGTGGTGACCAGATCACAACGTCAGCGATCGTAGCTCATGAAGCCGCTATCGGTGGCGGTCTTCACCATGTCTCTGTACTCGGCCGGTGGCACAAACACGAAGCCCAGATCGGCGTTGCCCTTCTGGCTCTTCTCTTCGCGGTAGGGACAGCCACCATACCCATGTTCGATTACATTGGACAGCTCACCATCGGGGTGCCACACCACCGTGATGCGCCTGGGGTTGCCGTTGCGGTCATTCTTGGTTCTCCACTCTTGGTAGATCATGACTCTCCTCCTTACTTGATGTAGGCTTGTCCTGGTTTCACCCAATCGGCCTTGGCGTACTGCAACGCGAATTCTGACTGCGTGTCTCGGTAACAGACGAAGTAGTTGTACCCTTGCCTCCGGAGCATGGCGATCGCCCGTTTCCGGTCGGCCCTGCTCTCGTATCCTCTGATACGTCCTTTGGTTAGTCGTTTCATGCTTCTCCTCCTTTGTTCGTGGTTTCCTGCGACGGGCCTTGCGACCCGTTTCGGCCCGTCACCAACGGGCGCTCGTCAGGCAGGTTTTATCCTTCCTCGTACAGATCAACGTAGCTCTGCACACCATAGCGCGTAGCCGTCAGGGCCTTACTGGCAGCACGCAATCCATAAGATGCGTTGATGGCTAGGTCCCTAACCTTGCTGTCGGATGGCAGACTATCATAGCGGGATTCCAGCTTACTCGCCTCTTTGTCGATCTTGCTCTCCACTCTTTCCAGCATCTCGAGTATCTCTTCCATTTCTTCCATTTCGGTCTTCATAGCTCTCCTCCTTTTTAGTGTTTGCACATCTCGCCATGCATGTACACCCAGTTGACGGCTTCGACAGCCGAGTCGAAGTAGGACTTGGTGCCGTGGTCGTACGCCGCTCTGCTCGGCAGATTCCACAGCACCCAGCAGTCATCACGCAGCTCGAGCGTCCACCAGGGGGCGTCGCACTCGCCACAGTGGCTGCGCTCCCAGGTCTCGGGCCAACCGGTGTCGACCTTCACCGAGAACCAGTCGTTGGACGGGCGCAGCACGTAGGTTGACTTGTTCATATCTATCCTCCTTGTTGTTGGTTTCCTACTACGGGCCCGAAGGCCCGTTTCGGCCGATCACCAATCGGCTCTCATCAGGTAGGCTATTCGATGTCGGCGACCTTCAAGGTGCGAACGTGTGCGATTGCGTCGCGGTACACACCGATCGTGTTCTTGTGGTCGGCGATGAGTCGGGCTTTTGCTTTGGCCAGCGTGCTGTAGCACTGGGCCAGCTCGCCGTCCATCTCGAAGCGGGGATCATCTTGAACGCTGTAGGCCGGCTCCCCGTCGCAGTTGCAACGTTCGATGCTGCTGTAGGGTCCATCATCTCTGATTGTGTAGTGCGCTTTCATGGCTTCCTCCTAGAAGTTGTCGCTGTAGACGTGGTAGGTCTTGGGCTCCTCACCATCGGCCACCGACTTCAGCACGATCTGCTCGCCGAACCGCTGCACGCTGTACACGCGTTCGCTGTGCTGCATACGGACAAACGCCTTGCCGTACTTGCGGGTGCACCCCAAGGTGTACTCGCCGATGCGGCCCGTGTCTGGGTCGAAGAGGTCGACCTTGTCCAGGATGTACCAGTTGAGTCGGGCTACCTTCTTCAGGATAGGCGACTTGGGTTCTGGCTTGCTCTTCTCGATGCGCTCGAGCAGACCGGACTCGCGGGGGTCCACATTGCGGCAGACATGCCAGTTGGTGGTGGTCCACTGTACCAACACCCGCTCACCCTTGATGGTCGCCATGCCGAAGGTCTCGCCGTTCCGGGAGAAGGTATCCCACCAGTGCTCGACATCGCTGATCACGCGCATACCATAGTGCTTGACGGGGTGGTACCACTTGCCGTTGCCGTACTTCGGCTTTACGGCGACCTCGACTACCTTGCCCTTCCGTGTCTTGGCTTTCATATCTATCTCCTTTGTTGTTGGTTTCCCACGACGGGCGCTCGGCCCGTTTCGCCCGGTCACCATCCGGGCTCATCAGGTAGGCTCTACTCATCCAGATCGTAGCAGCTCAGTAGCCACTCGGCGATCCAGCTGTGCGACTTGCCGAGGTAATCACCCTCGTTGCCGTTCTGGCTCAAGTAGGTCAGAATCTCATCGTACAGCTCGTTGGCAGCGCAGACATCGTCGGCCTCAAGCGCCGTCGTCATGTCATCCTCCCAATCGCCGCACATCTCGCCGAGTTCGTCCAGCTCCTCGTGATCGCGATCGGTGACGGCCCGCTGCTCCTCGATGGTGAGGATTTCCTGGATCGCCCACAGCGCCACGTTGTACTTGGTCTCGATGTCCATGGCTATCTCCTATGTTGTTGGTTTCCTGCGACCCCGCATCGGCGGGGTTTCGGCTCGGGACCACCGAGCTGCTCATCAGGCAGGTTAGGATCTCATCCTTCATCGCGCATGGCCAGCAGCTCATGCACGATGCGATCGGCTGGGTCGCCCTGGTAGGCGGCCATTGCGCGGCTCAGCGATTCGACCATGTCATCGAGCAGAGCCTCGTCGCCGTCAGCCGCTTCCATCTCGGCGAATTCTCTCATGGTCTCGAACTCCGCCAGCAGCTGGCGCACTACGTATACCTTATCCTTGGTGTTGATGCTCGTCATGGCTATCTCCTTATGTTGTGTGTTAGCTTCCTACGATCGGCCCATGGGGGCCGATTTCGGCTGGGAGCTACCCAGCTCTCATCAGGTAGGATCAGAAATCGATGTCGTCCTTGCGCAGGCTGCGGACCTCGGCGATCGCGTCCTTGTACATGTGGATGATGCTCATGTGGTCCTCGATCAGCCGCGCCTTGGCCTTGCGCAGCGAGGTGAAGCAGCTCGCCAGCTCGCCATCGATCGCGAATCGCGGATCGTTGTCGATATGCCGCCCATCGCAATCGCAGTACCGGATTCCGCTGTACGGCCCATCGCTTACGATCGTGTAATGGCTCTTCATGGCTATCTCCTCTATGTTGGATGTTTCGGCCTTATGGCCTCATCAGGAGCGCTACAGCAGCGCTCGACATCCGATCGTATGCGGTGCGCTCCGACGTGGGAGCCTCTCACCTCGCTATCGCTTTGTAATCGCGCCCGGCGTGGGGCGAAATCGACAGGTGTGCCTTATTTTCAGTGGGGTAAGCTCCGAACCGGCGACCTCTCGGCCGCGTAGCAGCTTTGGCTGCCACCTATCCCACCATCTCTCCCAACGGAATCCGTCCGCTTTAGCGAAGCCGCATTCCCGGCTTCTAATTAAATTTTATCATGTCAACATGTAGTTTGTCAAGTACCAATGTAGGTGTCAGTAGGTTTACCTTGACACGTTGCGTTAGACCCCGGAGAGCCGTCTGGGACGGGCATCCGAGATATATGGGTGTGGAGGACAATGGGCCAATTGACCTCTAGATGGGTCCAGGACATGGCCCAGCACCAGAATCATAGTGCAACGAGCAATATCTCGGACCCGCGCGGGACGCGGATTTCCGATCGAAACATACACGCGGAGAGCCGCCTGGGGCGCGGGTCTCCGAGATTCTGGGCAACGCCAAACAGCAGTGGCTCGAGGGGCCCATCCTAATGCCTTGTCCTGATATAGCGTATGCGACAAGCTACATAGGTTGTCGTTGCAAGCATACATATGCGCTCTGCAACGTTGCATGCAACGCGTTGCAGGACGATGCACGATTAAACCTCTAGACTGCAACTATCTGAGATACGCGTGGGAGACGGACGAGCGGAGCGTTGCACGTTGCATACAGACGCAACGTATCTCTGCAACGCACGGGAGGCGTTGCATTCTCTTGCACCATAGTTGCGCAACGCTGCAACTATCGCTCATGCGCTAGGGACGCGGGTGAGAGATATATGCAACGCTCTTGACATGAGGTTTACCGGAGTCAATAGGGCCTTTGCACCCGACGTTGCATAGTTGCACCCCCCTAAGGGGGTGCAACGGATGCAACGTTGGGCAAAGTTTGCAACGCAACTATAGTAGGAGGAGGAGTAGGGAGGAGTACATAAGCCAGCTATCTGGCGCTGTGGTGAGGATGGCGCAGCGCAACGAGCTGGCCTCGGAGAAACCGGTAATACGAGTAGGGAGGGATGTGGGGATGGAGAGGCGCGGGTCACAGGGAGGATAACTCCCGCGTGCGGGAGGATAAGGCGCAGGGCCGATCGTCAATCCCATACTGGACAGCTGGGCCGCTCATATGTTAGAATGGGAACGTGGAAGTCGATTTCACCATAGAAGGCGATCCAGTCGGGTACTGCACCAACAACGGCAGGCAGTACAACACAAAGCGCAAGAAGAAATACCTCGACTACAAGATGCTGGTGCAGCAGTGCGCACCGATCAACCTACCGCTCGAGGCATCAAGGGACGAGCCACTAATCATCACCACTGTTTGCTACTTTAGGCACGGTACGCACCCCGATCCCGAGAACGTGCACAAGGGGATAAAAGATGCGCTGTTCTATGGAGCCAAGGGAGTAGGCGACAAGTATACTGGTGGTCAGTACGAGCCACCGTTGTACGATCGCCAGCGGCCGAGAGTAGAAGTCAAGATCAGGGGGCAGCAACATGGCGAGGAAGAACAACGGTAACAGCCCACGCACTTCAGCTCAGAGAGAACGTGACATAGAACTGGAGACTGAGCTTTATCTGCGTGGCTACACGTATCTGCAGATCTCGGCCACGTTGGCGGAGAGGGACCCACCCGACAACTACAGCATAAGTGCGGCGTCGATAGGACGAGATCTGGCGCAGGTGCGCAAAAAGTGGCAAGAACAGTCGCTCCACCACATGACTGAACAAAAGAACAAAGAACTCGCCAAATTGGATCTCATAGAGCGCGAGGCGTGGGAGGCGTGGGAACGCAGCTGCAACCCGAGCTGGGCAAAGCAGGAAAACAAGCGGGTGAACAAGAATACAGGAGCCATGGATACCACCAGTAGGATAGACATCACCAGGAGCGAGGTAGGCGACCCTAGGTTCCTGCAGATTATGCAAAAGTGCTCAGAGCAGCGGTGCCGATTGCTGGGCCTCGAGAAGACCATCAACGTGAACAACACGCAGATCCAGGCGATTATGGTAGGCGGGCAGCGCATTGAATTCTAAGAAAGCCCTGGTACCGACTGCCGTACAGGAAAAGTTCATACAGGCTGTGTTGTCGCTCAAGTACGTGCATCTCATGTTTGGTGGCGCGATCCGTGGTGGTAAGACCGTGGCCGCGCTCATGGTGCTTTGGTTGGTGTGCAAGATCTGGCCCGGGTCTCGGTGGGCCGTAGTGCGCAAGGATCTGCCCACGCTCAAGCGCAACACGCTGCCTGCGTTCAACAAATTCAGACCATCGGGTTTTGTTGGCGAGATGAACCGTAGCGACTGGGTGGCCAAATGCACAAATGGTAGCACAATCCTGTTCTTCCCAGAGAGCGTACAGAGCGACCCGGGGTACAACCGGTGGGCTGGGCTCGAGGTGAACGGCTTCCTATGTGAGGAGGCGAACGAACTCGCACCAGAGACGCTGGCCAAAGTAATGGAGAGAGCTGGGACCTGGGTGATACGAGATGGCAAGCAGCCTCCCCCACTCAACTGGTACACAACCAACCCGGATGATGGCTGGGTCAAGCGCGATTTCCACGACCCGTACCACAATGGCACACTGTCGGAGGGTTTCTATTTCCAACCGGCCACAATAAAGGACAACCCGCACCTACCGCAGAGCTACTTGAAATCGCTAGAACGGCTCAAGGAGACAAACGAGCTTGCATACCGTAGGTTCGTGCTAGGCGATTGGCGGGCAATGGAGCACCCCGAGCAGCTCATCTCATTGGCGTGGTGCCATAATGCGCTGAATGTCGAGCCACAGACAGGCACGAAGAGGACCGGGGTGGATGTGGCGCATAGCGAGAAACCAAACGCCGATGACACGGTGATCGCCAAGATCGATGGCAACGTGGTATTCCCATTGGCGTACTACCACGGAATCCCGACTGACAAGACCGCAGGCTACGTGGCCAGCGACATCAGGAAACGGGGAGTAGACCCGGAAGACGCAGCGATCGATACGGTGGGCCTTGGTGCTGGTACGTGGGATACGCTCAACACGCTGGGTCACCAGTGTCATGCGTTTGTGGCGGGTGCTAGGGCCGTCGAGCAAGAAGACACGATGTTTAGGTTTAAGAACAGGCGCAGCCAAGCGTGGTGGAATCTTAGGGAGATGCTACGCAAGGGTGAGCTTTGTTTCGAGGAAGAGGACCGTCGCCTATTCGAAGAGCTGAGTACTCCTAGATACCGCATCACTGGGGACAAGGTGATCGTGGTGGAGAGCAAGGACGACATCAAGAAGCGCATCGGGCGCAGCACAGACGCTGCTGATGCCGTGGTGATGGCGTTCGCTCCTAGGGAAATCGAGGAAGAGATTGTGATCTTATGAGGCGTGTGTTATAATGTGGGGAGGGAGGTAGCCGTCATGGGTCTTTTTGATCGGGTATTCCGGCCGAGCAAGTACAATGCCGAGGTGCTGGAAACAGCAATCAAGGCAGCAAATGAAGACAACGCAGCTACGCTCGAGCGGGCCCTGTCCGGCATGCTCGGGTTTAGGAGTACGGGCGCACCACCTGGCAGACGACAACTTGTGCAGATGTACCGCGACAACAGCAAGCTCAGGCGTGTTGTGGCGCGTATCGCGGACGACGTGGCCAAGAACCCGATTCTCGGTGGGTTTGTGCAGGATAAGGCCGGCAGAGCGACGATGCACAAGGTCCATTTGGCGCGTTCGTTCGAGCAGCGTGCCAAGTGGCTACGTAAGACCGAGGAAGAGGGCAATTTTATCGATGTGCCTGACCACCCGCTGGTGCACCTGCTAGACCGTGGCAACTCGGTGATGACTGGGTTCGACATAAAGAAATTGACCACCATCTACCTTGACGTGCCGGGCGAGGCGTTCTGGCTCTTGGTGCGCAACCAGGCAGGGATGCCAGTCGAGGTTTGGCCCATCCCTCCGCACTGGGTGACAGGCACACCGAGTGTGGATAAGCCGTGGTATGATGTTTCATTTGACCCCAGGCAGCTGCCGGCACAGAACGTGTTGTGGTTCAGGGAACTCGACCCAGACAACCCATATGGGCGAGGTGCGGGCTTGGGCCTGTCGCTGGGAGACGAACTTGATACCGATGAATACGCGGCCAAGCTCACCAAAGCGACGTTCTTAAACAGGGCCGTGCCCTATGGTGTGGTGTCGATCAAGGGAGCCGGTAAGGACGCGATAGGGCGCTTGCAGGAAGAGTGGGAACAACGCCACCGTGGGTTCAGGAAGCACGGGTTGATGAAGTTCACCAATGGCGAGGTCAGTTTCAAGCGGGTCGACCAGTCATTCCAAGAGCTGGAACTTACCGACCTCAGGAAGGCCATGGCCGAAGAGGTACAGCAGACGTACGGCGTACCGCCAGAGGTCGTGGGTGATGTGGAGAACAGCAACCGAGCGAGCATCACTAGCGCGGCTCTGTTCATGGCGGAGTACGTGACCATTCCTCGGCTCGAGCGCATGCTTAGGACGATCGTGCACCAGCTCGTACCGCAGTTCGATGAGCGGCTGGTGCTTTATTATGAGAGCCCGGTGCCTGAGGACAAGGCCGCACAGTTCGAAGCGGCCAAGACCGCACCGCACAATCTCACCCGCAACGAATGGCGCACCAAATTCATGGGCCTAGACTCTGTGCCTGATGGTGATGTTTACTTCGTGCCGGTGGCTCTGATACCTGAGCGGGCCGATAGGGAAGAGGAACAACCCACAGAGCAGCCTATCATCGAGCCCGAGGAGGAAGAGGAGGGGGAGCCCGAAGAGCAAAGGGCACTGCGTGCTGTTCCCAAGTGCGGGTGTGTGATGGTGAAGCAGGAAGGCCCGGAACTTGAGGCGATACAAGCAGTGCTGGATGCTCTGCAACCAGAGACGCTTACCGCCGAGCTTGGGCCGGTATGGGAGGAATACGCCGAGGACCTTGGCAAGGGAGTACTCGAGGACTTGGGTATCGAGCAGAGATTCGACATACTCAACCCGCTGGTGCGGGAAGAAGTGTTCGCCAAGACCAACGAGCGCATTGCGGATCTGGTGAACCCCGAGACGCAGCAGGCACTCGAGCAGTCACTACTCGAGGGATTCCGCGAAGGTGAAGGAATTGCAGAACTCAGGGCACGGGTGACCGGCATTTTCCAGGAAGGACAGCTCGATATCTACAAGGTGCGGGCCAATAGGATTGCCAGGACCGAAGTGAACCGGGCAGCGAACGCAGCGACCTGGTCGGCCCACAAGCAGAGCGGTGTAGTGGAGGCCAGGCAGTGGGCCGCATCATTCGTAAACACCAGAGAAACCCACGTCGAACTCAACGACACCAAGCCAGTCGGTATCGATGAGCCGTTCGAGATTCCGAGCACGGGAGACACGGCGATGTATCCCGGTGGCTTCGGTATTCCAGAGGAAGACATCAACTGCCTGTGCAACACGGTGGCTGTGATCACCGAGCCCAAGTCGGCCGAGCAGCTCGATGCCATCAACCGTGGATTCCAGAGGGAGATTATCCCCTGGACCCGGTCAGCCAAGCAGGCTCTTATTGTTGGTTTTGAGAATCAGAAGGCCGACGCTCTCGACGTCTTCGACCGCGTGATGCCTGCCGCCGTTCAAGCAGCATAGTTATCCACTCCAAGATAACAAACAACAGAATCAGCAGGATTATTGTTGCCCAGAATAGGGCAGCACCCTGAGCTGTCGAGCAGCCAGTCATTTTGCGATGGTGAGTAGCTTGGTCTTGGGGTGGTGCAGCACGGGCTCGCCCAGTTGGTTGGACAGGACCACGAAGGACTCGCCATCTTGGATGCCTTGACCGAATTCGCGTTTCATGTCCTTGTATTCCTGGTGTAGCTCAGGAATGGGCCTGTTGGCGGCCACCTTTAGGATGATGGTGCCTGTCATCCTGACTGGGAATCCTTTGCGAGCTTCGGTCCACTGTACCTTGTCTCCTACTTTCATCGTATCCTCCTCATGAGTATCCGTCATCGGCCCACCCTCGACCACCGAGAATGAACGTAGTACCACCGGCTATTTGGCGTTGTAAGGTACCGTCGCACGTCTTGTCCCCGCACGGCTCTTCTGTGAGTGCGTCGTCCTTGATGTTCTGCTCGATTTGCTTGATCCAGCCGCACTTAGGACAGCAATAGAGGTAGATAGGCATCACTTCTTCCCCCGTTGTATGGTCTCTTTTAATTTGAGAAGAGTATTACTAGCCAACCAACGTAGACCGATGGTGCCTTTTTGTTCTGGTTTGAGTCCCTCGCGGTACCCCTCGTGATACCCCTCGAAGTAAGCTTCTTCTACCAGCTTCACGAGTGCCCCGTATTTGTGGTCTTTCTTTTTAGGGAATTGCACGAGGACTATGTCGCTCATCAGTGTATCACTTTCTTGGGCCGCTTGTACTCGACCTTGGTGTTGGTGAGCGACCAGTCGCCGCTAGGGTTCTTCTCCCAGATGCGAGACCCAGTGACCGGCATGAGTAAGCCGATGCACAGATCGTTGAGACATTTGACCTGTGGGAGCCGGCCACCACCTTTGACAGTGAGTAACCATGCTCCATGGCAGGTCGGGCACTGGTACTTGACTCGGTATTCCTGGATCATGGCTTCTCCCCCAGCACTCTGGTAGCGATACCCTTGCAGCTGTAGAATTGTCTATGGTACCAATCGACCTCGTTGTTGTACGCCGCTGGCATGTCACCCGTGGTGTAAGCGATATCTTTTAGAGCTGTTTCCAACTCGTCTATTCTGGCGCGCAGAGCGTACACGACTTGTGCGGCGTCCTTGATGGCTTGTTCTGTACCTACTTCGTCTTGGTGGTGCCCACCGTCGCCGTGTATGATAGCTAGTAGATCTCCGATGGTCATGATTCTTCTCCTACAATGGCCCATAGTGTTTGGCGCAGAATCTCACGTGGCTGGTTGAGTTCTTCGGCCCTGAGATACCAGCGCACTTGCTCAGCCAGATCTTTGTAGCTGGCGCGCAGTGTCTGTATCTCAGCGAGTAGGTGCTTGATCTCATCAGTGTCCGGCATCGAAGTACTCTTTCTCAGCGAGCAACCGCTCAATCTCACTGTTTGGGATGAGCCAATGTCCGAGACGCCCGCCGGGCTTGACTCCGCGTATGTGTCCGTTGCGAAGCCAGCGTCGGACGGTCTCTTTGTCAACCCCTAGTTCTTTTGCTAATTCGTTCGGTGACCACATCTTGCGCTCTCGGTATGTCATGTTACCCCCTGAAAGCACTATTATACACTACAAGACGCAACAAGTCAATATATGAAAGCTTGACAGCTTATCCGGGATGTGCTAGGCTTTCAGTAGCATGAAGTCAATCGCCCATGGAGGCAAATCATGAAGATTAGACGTGTGACCCCCAAACAGTTCAAGGTCATTGCAGAGCGAAAGGCCAGTACTGAGGGGGTGATGGTGGCGAAGAGTGTCAAGACTGAGATCGAGCCCGAGGGTGAGCCCGACGATCGAGTCTTGCGATTCACTATCAGCACCGATGATGTCGATCGAGATAGCGATACGATCGCAGTGGATGGGTGGGAACTCGAGAATTTCCAGAAGGCCGGGACCGTCCTATGGGCCCACGAGCCCTGGACTCCGCCAATAGCCAGCCCCAAAAAGACCGAAATTGCGGATGGGAAGCTCATCAGTCTGGCGCAGTTCCTACCTACCGATCTCTCCGACCACGATCATGTCAAGTTCTCCGACATGATCTACCAGATGTACAAGTTGGGCATCATGAAGGCCGTATCGGTCGGCTTCCTGCCTAAGGAATTCCAAGAGAACGGCGAGCGACAGGGGTTCTTCCCTATCGATTTCACGCGGCAGGAACTGCTCGAGTACAGCGCAGTCCCAGTCCCCTCGAATCCGAATGCCCTGCATGAGGCGAGCGCCAAAGGGATGGACCTGCAACCGCTGAAGGAGTGGGCCGGGTCCGCACTCGAGAAAAGCGACAACTCGGGCCTATGGATTCCCAAGCAAGATCTCGAGTCGCTCGTCAAGGAACTATCCGAGAGCATCGAGATCACCAGCAGCGAGACCACTGCCATCAAGAGCGACGAGCTTATCGAGTTCGTGGACATTGATGGTGTGGATGGACAGCACGTCGATACTAAAGACGTAGCTGAGGAAGGCGACCCCATCAGCCCAGCGGATGAGACCGGTGCCGAGTCTGATGAATCCACCGACGATGAGGACAAGGCAGAGAGCAAGGGTGCAATCAGTTGGGATGCGGCTCACCCCGATGGCACACCCAAGGCTGATGAAGACCAAGAGTGGGACGGCCCAGCCGCTGTGGCGGACGCCGAAATCGAGGACATGATGCACATCTCGACGTGGGTGGACTCGGAGAACGCCGACGTGAAAGGCGGGTACAAGCTCCCTCACCACTGGCCGGATGGCGAATACACACTGAATTGGGCAGGAACTGCAGCTGCGATGGGAGCGCTGCTCGGCGCTCGTGGCGGAGTGGACATTCCCGAGGAGGACCGTCGTGGCGTATATGAACATCTTGCCAGGCACTACCGCGAGTTTGACAAGGAACCACCGGAATTCGAGGCAGCAGCACCCGAATCAGAAGAGGCCGAGCAGGAAGATGACAAGACGGCCCCTATTGCCGAGCCGAAGGACACGAGCCCTGAGACACCTACTGTCGAGGATGAGGCCGACGACGGAGTCGACAAGCAGGTCTATGATCTTTGCAAGTTGGTGGAAGATCTGTACGCTGGTATGGGGGAATCCCTATCGAGTGTGAATGAGATCTTGCTGCGCCATTCCCGCAGGCGAATCGGGCAGATTCTCTCCCGTGCGAGCAAACGCACTGAGGAAGAGCCGGCCGAGGACACCACAGAGGAGACCACCGAAGAGATTCTCGAGCTGGTGGACGACGACAAAGGGATCGAGATCACCGACACAAGGTCAGGTGACGACTTGATTGAATTGGACATGGATCAGGAGGAAATCAACAACGTGTTTCACGAGGCAGTCTCACATGCAGTCATGAGAACGACTGGCAGGCTGCCCTGACAGGAGGAACAAGATGAAACTGACACGAGACGACCTGTACAAGATGGTGCAGGAAGCAGCCTCCAAGGCTGTTGCAGACAGGATCGGAGAAGCCAAGGACAAGGCCGACAAGCGCATTGCCGATGAGGCTCAGGGCTTGGTGGCTGGCGGAAACGACACCGACGATGTGCCTTCCATGAGTCAGCGCAAGCAGTACCCGCTGGGTCAGTTGGCGCGTGCCATCGCCGTGGGGCACGGCAACAAGGACGCTACCCTAGGGTTCCTCAAGTCCCTCAAGGGTGGTGGAGACCCCATGGTGCACAAGGCACTCGCTGAGGCCGAGTTCACTTCTGGTGGCGCTCTGGTCGAGCCCGAGTTCGCGGCCGAGATCATCGAGCTGCTGTCGGCTCGCACTGTGGTCCGCAAGGCTGGCGCGACCTCAGTACCACTGGAGAGCGGCACCATGCAGATGCCGTACATCGGTTCTGGTGCTGTGGCGCAGTGGACTGGTGAGGCTGAGGCAGTGAACGCAACCACCATGACCTTCGGGCAGCTCACCTTGCGCGGCAAGGAGCTGGTGGCTATCGTTCCGATCAGCAACAAGCTCCTGCGCCATACCGGCAACCGGGCCGATGGCATCGTGCAGCAGGACCTGGTTCGGGCGCTGTCGGTGGCCGAGGATGTGGCGTTCATTCGTGGGCTCGGAAGCGAAGCGGCACCCAAGGGACTGCTCTATTGGGCAGCTTCCGACCACAAGTTCGACGCCAACTCCACCGTCAACCAAGCCAATGTGACCGACGATCTCGGTACCGCTATCTTCAATCTTGAGGACAGTGATGTCGACATCATGAACGGCCATTGGATCATCAACCCCGAGACCAAGAAGGGTCTCATGACCGCGCGTGATGCGAATTCCAACCTGGTGTGGAAGGACGAGATGAAGGACGGTACGCTGTTCGGCTTCCCGTTCGACTACACCACCAGTGTTCCGCGCAACCTGGGTACTGGGACCGACGAATCTGAGGTCTATTTTGCCGACATGGACAAGATCGTCATCGGCGACGACGAGACCATCCAGATCGACGTGTTCGACGGTGCGGCCTACGTGGACAGCGCAGGTACTGTGCGGTCCGCAGTCAGCCAGAACCAGACCGTGATCCGGGCGCTCCTGTCCACCGACCTTGGTGCCAGGCAGCGTGGTGAGGAGATCTCGGTGATCGAGGCCGTCAAGTGGAGCAGCATCCCGGCGACCTGATGATTTGAATTGGTGAGTCGGGCACCAACCGGCTGCTGCTCCCCGGCATAATGGGTAGCGAGCCGCAAAGGAAAACGCAAACTTTCGATAGGAGATTGTTATGACGATGCCGATGACAGATATTGGAGGCACTACCATCGTGAAGGGGGTGCTGGTCCCTCAGGATGTCAGCACCGACGACACCTACGTAAACGGTGTGATCGTAGACCGCATCGGTTACGATTCCGCACTGGCAGTGGCTGGTCTCGCGGTCACCACGGGCAGTGGTAGTGGGTCACCGACTGTGACGTTCAACGTCCAAGTCGAGCACGGCGACGAATCGGACCTGTCCGATGCCGCCGAGCTGAAGAGCTACGACGAGGAGTTGGATGTGGCGGTCGATGGCGACCACACTTCGCAGGTCGGGCTGCCGGTGAGCCTGGAGACCGCTAAGCGGTATGTCCGGGTGAACGTAAAGCAGACCAAAGCCGGAACAACCACGGTGAGTGCTGCCCTTGGTGGCGCGCATTTGGTGTTCGGTGGTCTGCAGGATGCACCCGACGCTCTGCATGACAACGATGGTTACGCCACAAGCGTGGTAGCCACCGCGTAGTGAACACGGTCCTACGTGTCCCCTCGTGGGGCCGTGGGACCAACCCCAGCTACTGCTGGGTGCGGTCATACCAGCAGGGTCGAGCGCTCCCCCACTCGGCCCTGTTGGTATGACTTGAAACGAAAGGAAAGGGACCATGGACGAATACAAACCCAGGATGATCAAAGGCGAGCTTTGTGCACCGATCAAATTCACCCAGACCTATCAGAAGTGGAACCCTGGGGATGGTATCATGTGGTTCCCTATCAAGGAGGCTACTCGGCTCGTCAATCTTGGCGTAGCCAAGCGCCCGGGAGAGAAGCAAGCCATGGAGAAGCCGACAGTCGCCGCCGGTGACTACGTGAAAAAGGGAGCTTCACCAAAAGAGGAAGCATCTTCATCTGGGTTCTTCAGGAAGACGACCAAAAAGAAGAAAACGTCTAAGAAGAAAACCAGCTCAAGCAAAGGCTAATACATGGCGTCTCTCGCTGACAATGCACTGACTACCTATCAGACACTGGTCGAAGAGCTGGGTATCGACACCGGTTGCGACGAGAACTTGCTGATCAGGTATATCAACTCAGCTAGCGACGCCATGCAAGGATATATGGGCCGGCAGTTGGGCCGAGCCACAGTCACCGACGAAAAGCAGTCTGGCCATGGCGGCAAGATTATGTTGCTCGACCGGTGGCCATTAATCAGCATCACCGAGGTTAAGTACGACAGTTCGGCGCTCGCAACCGATGAGTACGAGATCTATGACGCGAACGTAGGGAGTCTGTACCACCGGACTGGCGTATGGGTGTGGACTGCACAGGTAGTCAACGACATCGAGCAAACACCGTACCCCGGCAACGAGGAAAAGCTGTATGAGGTAACCTACGTCGCTGGGTACATCCTTCCCAAGGACACCGGCCGCACGTTGCCCTACGACATCGAAGACGCGGTGATTCAGATGGTGACCACCCGGTATCGCAGTCAGGGCCGCGATGGCAGTGTGAAAAGTGAGAAGCTGTCCAAGTACTCGGTCACCTATGGTGGCTGGTCTTTTTCGCCGACAGTCGTGGAAGTGATGAATCGGTACAAGAGGTTTGTCTGATGGGTAGCAACCTCGTAACCTGGTTCAACCAGACCATCTACAAGGCCAGTGCGACTGGTCGAGATGCAGATGGTGATAAGACCTACGGCACGCCTGTGGCGGTGAAGGCTCGAGTGGAGAAGGAAAGGAAACTGCTGGTCAACTCACAAGGGAATGAGATCCAGGCAGACTACATGATCTTCACGACCACAGAGATCGTGCTTTCGGATAGCATTTGGCTCCCGGGGCAGGACCCAGCCACCGATGAATCGAAGCGGCCCATCGAGGTGTGGTCCACCACACGCAAGACACCAAACGAGGTTCTGTATGAGGTGTTCCTATGAGCATCGGCATTCAGATACTCGGCGCGAAGGCCCTGGCAAAAGAAATGAAGAGAGCCAGGAATAGGGTGGCTTGTGGGCTCGCGGCTGCTATCTATCAAAAAGGTCTGCAAATCATGGCCGATTCCAACGAGATCGTGCCGGTCAAGGATGGCAGACTGAAGGGCAGCCAGTACGTGGCACCACCGAAGGACATCTTCGACCCTGTGGTGGAACTCGGGTATGGCACCAAGTACGCTCTGTACGTGCACGAGATGACTCAATCTGGTGTCACGTGGACTCGTAGTGGTAGTGGTGCCAAGTATCTCGAGAGGCCGCTAAAAAAGCACAAGCGGGGGTATAGGCGCTGGATCAAGAAAAAGGCGTGGGAGAACTACAAACGAGGCATCTGTTTTGGTAATGTACGTGCAAGCGCACCAAAGCAACCTAAAGAGGCTCGGGACTAGAGATGGCAACGGGTGAAGACGTAGCGGTTATCATCGTTGACGAGATCGACACGGCTGTGGCCGGGCTCACAAAGGGCACGAATCTCTTTCGTGGTCCGATGCGAGCTGTCGACCCGGACGATTCATCCATGCCGGCTTTGGCGTGCTTCGTGGACGTTTCTGGTGGTGAGGCTCCCCAGGTCTATTTGGATGGCGGTTCTGGTGAGAACCTGCAGATTCCTGGTATCCAAATCATGGTGCGTAGCAACGCCAAAAATAGGACCAGTGGAAAAACCATCGCCGATGAGGTGTACGCAGCTACGAAAAAGATCAACGAGACAGGCATCCTACTGGGAACGGAAGCGGATCAGTCTTCTCCGTTCTACCTTGGCGACGATGAGACTGGTCACCACATGTGGTCCATTAACCTTACTGCCTATTACAGGGGGTGAGTCATGAAGACAGTTGCAGTTAGCAAGGAGATCACCATCAACAGCCGTGGTGGTCGGGTCACCTTTCCTGGTGGGACGAGTTACACCGTGCCAGACGATGAGGCAGATAAAATGGTAGCCACTGGGTTTGCGGCGATCATTGATGGGCCGCCGGATCCGCCAGCTTACACTTTCACCGTAACGGAATTGGACGAGGAAGCGTCCGAGGAATTAGACCCAGGGCTTGATATCCCTGAACCCGAAGAGGAGTAATACAATGGCACGAGATACTTTGTCAATTCAGACCATCGGCAGCCTGGCTTCTCCGGAGCTTGAGGATGTGACATTCACTGCGGGGGTCGCTGCGAACGATTTGCAATTCGCGAATGACGGCGACGTCCTTGTACTGATCAACAATGCTGGCGCGAGTCCGCAGGATGCTGTGTTCAGTTCGGTGGCCGACCCGTTCGGACGTACTGGTGACTTGACTGTTAGCACTGCGAACGGCGAGATCAGCATCGCTGGGCCGTTCCCAACAGCGTTGTGGAACCAGAGCGATGGGAATGTATACATTGACATCACAACTGAGGACTCTTTCAGCTTCGCAGCTGTTAAGTTCCTGCGGTAATAGGAGGAAGCGATGAGTGAATATCTTGGGAGAATTGCTACCCTCGAGGTAAGCACCGATGGTGGTACCACGTGGCTGACCGTTGGTGAAGCCAAAGATCTCGCGCTCTCGTTGCCGCAAGATCTGCATGACGCAACAACCTACAGCGACGACATCTGGAAGGTGGACCTGCGCGGACACCGCCAAGTCACACTGACATACACCTGTCAGTACGACAAGGCTGATGCAGGTCAGTTGGCGCTGATCAGTTCCTACTTCAGTGGGACTGGCATTCGCCATCGCGTCCGTCCTGAGGGTAATACCTCGACGGCCAAGGAATTCGAGTTCGATTCGAATTTCAACAGCCTGGAGATCAGCCCACCGACGCAGGGCATCTCGGAGCTTTCGGTCGACGTACAGAGCACCGGTACGGTCACACAAACTACCATTCCTTAATGGTAGTGGGGGAACAACTATAGGAAGGGGACAGAACAATGGCTAATCGTCACAAAGGAGAGGTACCGATCTTGATCGGCGGCAAGCAGCTCGTGTTGCGCTTTGACGCCAATGCACTCGTGGAACTCGAAGACCAGACTGGCTTGACTCTTTCCAAGTTAGGTCAGTTGGCTTCGAGTGAAGATGGGATCGCGCAGGCTTTCGGTATCAAGTTCATTCGAGGTGCGTTGTACTCGGGATTGAAAGCGAGTCGGGAAGGACTCACTATCGACCAGGTTGGTGACTGGATGGACCTATCACAACTGTCCGAGTACACCATGAAGATCGCCGATGCTCTCAACTTGTCTCTTGGGGGCCCAGACCAGGGAAACGTGGAAAAGCCGGATCTAGCCGTTCCGGCAACCACGGTTTCCGATGGAGTTGGGAACAGCTCAAGATTCAAGCTGGAGCTACAGGAATCGGACCAGATAAATTCTGGGAGTTAACACCGTACGAGATAACGGTATGGGCAAGAGGTTTCCAAGAACGGCGAAGACAGGAGATGCAGATGCTGGCTTGGCATTGTGCAAATCTTATGAACCGACTTCGCTGGTCGAAGAGCACGCCGACTGTTACCGTCAGTACGCTCCTGGGTTCTGGCCGGGATGTTCGTTCATTCGGATCGAAAGAAGCGCTAGATCGCTACACTGAAGGAGCGGACAACCGGGCAGGGGAGGATAGGTAACGATGCCCGGTGACATTCTCGGTACCCTTGGTGTTAAGCTAACAGCACTGACGGCTGATTTCGAAAAGAAGATGAAATCGGCCGAGCAGAGCATAAGCTCTGTGGGCTCTGCTGCCAAAACTGTTGGCGCAGCTGCTGGTGCTGCGTTTGTTGGGTTGTCTGGTGCGCTGGCGACGGTTACTGCGCTCTCCTCCAACCAGGAGAAAGCAGAACTCAAGCTCGCCGCTGCTATCCGAGGGACCGGACAGTCGATCGACGCCGAGAAGATCAAGGCATACGCGGGTGAGCTACAGAAGCTCACGCAGTTTGGCGATGAGCAGACCATCACTGCAGCGGCGATGCTCACTTCTTTCAACCTGACTGAAAAGCAAATCATCGGGTTGATACCCAGAGTACAGAACATCGCGGCTCTGTACGAGAAAGACCTATCCCAAGCAGCGATCACTGTAGGTAAGTCGCTGTCTGGGTCCGCCAGTGAACTTCGGCGTTTCGGCATCACGATGACTGAAGCCGAGCAGGCCCAGTTCAAGATGGCCAACCAGGCTGATCGCGTCAACATCCTGATGCAAGCGCTCGATAAGAACACCGGCCCAGCCGCGCAGACTCTGGCACAGACGGCCGGTGTGGCGTTTCAACAGATGACGAACGCGCTTGGCGATTTTGGTGAGGCTCTGGGCAAGATCGTGCAGGGCCCGATTGTTGACGGGATGAAATCACTCACCAACATCATCACCAACCTAACCGCAGAATTCAAATCGTTGCCCGCCGAAACGAAAAAGACCATCGCGCAGTTTGTGCTTGGTGCTACTGCTGTTGCTGGTGTCATCGCTGCACTGTCCGGGTTTGCTGTGGTGTTGCCTATGATTATCGCCGGGTTCAAGGCGATGGCTGTGATCGTAGGTGTTGCGCTTTTGCCGCTTATAAAGTTCGTGGCTATTGCTGCTGCTGTGGCTTTCGCGGCATTCGCAATTAGGGAAGCCTGGGAGACGAATCTTGGTGGTGTGAGAGACGCCGTACGGGACGCCACCAAGTTCATCCGGGACAAGTTCGCGAAGATCTCGGATTTCCTGAGTAAGATTTTCAAGACGACGTTCGGTGCCATCGGACGTGGTATCATCACGGTGTTTGGGTTCGCGACTGGCAAGTCAGCCGACGAGATCGAGGCTCTAAAGCAGGCTCTCGATGAGACTGTTGCCGAATTCACCATAGCCGAGTCCCTCAAGGAGAGTCTCGAGCTTGTCAAGCCGTCTGTGAAAGCGCTCGGGGATGATCTCGCTCGAGCTGCCAAGTCTCTTGGTATCAGCATGCAGACAGGGCTGACTAAGGCTCTTGGTGCTGCGCTCGAGTTCGGTAAAGAGAAACTCGCCGGTATGGGATTCGACGTACAAGATCTCATAGACCAGGTGAAAGGTCTGGCAGCTGCGACGACCGCAAAGGCACCGCCCACTGGTGCTGGTGGTACAGGAAAAGCGGCTCGCACGACTATTTTTGCATCCGAAGCGGATCGTGAACTCGCAGCTCTCGAGGCGTCGGCCGTCAAGGCTCAAGACAGCATGGCAAAGGCGGTCGAGACTCACGAGCGATTCTGGGCGAGCGAGGATGCTCTCACCGACTCACTCATCAAGCTCGGCAAGTCGTTTGGCAACGTTGGCAACGCCGTCGAGGGTATTGTCAAGGGCTTCGACACTGGCATCAAGCCGGGGTTGATGAATCTCGCGGCCGAACTGTTGTCGCGGACTGATTCCTTCCAGGACACGATCAAGATCGTCAACGATGCGTTCGACAACATCGCGAACGTGCTCGACCCGATCATCCAGGTCCTGAACTCGGTGCTCAAGCCAGCACTCGAACTTCTCGGGCCGGTGCTCAACGTAGTCGGCGGGATCATGCGCGTCATTGCGATTATGTTGACCGGACTTTTCTTGGCTGTGTTCGAGGCGTGGAACTTCTTGGTGAAGGGTATCAATAAGGTCCTGAGCAAGTTCCAGAAAGCGGCCAGGCGTAACCTCAAGATCCAGCTGATGCTCGCCGGGTTCACTGCAGAGCAGGCCGAGGCCGCCGCGAACGAGGCGTTCGGTCAAATCAAGCTGACCATCGATACCAGCGGACTGCGCGAGTCGCTCAAGAACTTGCGCGGTGCTACTGATGACGAAAGGAAAATCAAACAGAAGGCTGCTGATGAAGATGCCGAAGGGCGGATGAAATTCCGCAAGAGTCGTACACGCGAGACCGAGCAGACCGACACGCTCAACGACAACCTGGCCGAGATTAACGAGACGATGCGCAACGTGCCCGAGGGCTTCAAGGTCGCGCTTGAACGGTTCAGGGCGATCGAAACACCAGCGGCTAATCTAAGTGCAATGGGTGGACTGTCGCCAACAACCGGCGGTAATATGTTCCAGATTGATCAGGTCACGGTTGTGGCAGACGACCCGGAGCAACTCGCTGAGCAGATGCAGGAGCAGTCGGAGCAAGAGTCATTCATGAACACCGGCAGTATACGGCCAACCAGTAGGGCAGCAGCGACCGGCATGGTTGCGCTCGGTGGTGCGAGGGTAGGGATATGAGCGACTTTCTGAAGTTGAACGGAGCACCAGTACCGGTACAGCTCGGCACAGCTCGCAAACGGTACCGCGAGTTCGGTAGTCGGCGTCCGTCGTATACTGGTGGGGCGCGAATGCAGATCCGGGCTCGCAAGCGTGAGTACGACATGCAGAGCATCATGCTCCCCAAGAGCGACGTCGACGCACTGGTCGGCATGATCAACGGCGAGGGCGACATCTGGCCTTTCGATTCGAGCATCTACAGCTCGAAGGGGATCACGTCAGGCGGCACGCCAGTATACACGCTCCACGATGAGCTTGCCGCCGACGGTGATCCGGTGTTAGACGCCGGGCAGTACGGCGGGAGCATGGAGATCAGCTTTTCAACGACGAACGAACTACTCGCCGACAGCCGCGACGCCGAGAACGCACCGACCGGGTTCCTTGCGCTTGCTGGTGCGACGTTGTCTGGAGATACCTCGAACTTCTGGCAAGGGACGAAGAGCCTCAAGACAATCACAGCTGCTGCGCCATCTTCTGGCTTCTACGTCAACGGACCGATTGGTCCTTTCCTCATCAATGACACGCTCCACGGCAGCGTGTACTTGAAGGGCGACTCCGGCGGTGAGCTGGTCACCGTGTACGTGCGGGACGTGGCGAATGGAACCAACGGAACGCTGGTCAACGCAACATTGCAGGCTAATACTTGGACGCGAGTCGAAGCGAACATCACACTTGGAGCAGCAAGCGCGGACGTGCGGATCTATGTCATCAATCAAGGGTCCGGCGCGTACACCTTCTATGCCGACGGGCTCCAGCTCGAAGTGCAGGACTGGGTCACCGGCTGGGTCGATGGCTCGCGCGGGATACCGCAATTCCGTGTGACTAGCGTCAAGTACCTCCGCACACCGAACACGACGTTCAACTTCTGGACGAAGGGGCCGCCGTTCGGACGCACCGCGCTCGGGTATCCGTTCTACCTGAGGTCGGATGGTCTGGCGCAGTTGTGGGCCCGTGGGTTGTACCATGGTGCCGGAAATCGATTGCAGTTCATTATCAAGGACGCTGCGACCGGAGCGACATCGACATTGGAAGTAGTCAACCCCTGGGATGGTGGCTGGCACATGGTGACGTGTGTCTCCCGTGCCGTCGCCGGTCCAGGCGAGTACCGACAGGAGATCTTCATTGATGGCATCAGTGTTGCGCAGGCTTCGGCCGACTTCACCCCGGACTACACGGAATATGATCAGTTGTTCTTCGGTGAGATAGGTGAGGTCAATGCGTGGAACGGCAAGCTTGATGATTTTCTGGCCGCGCCATACGCTGCCAGCCCAGATATGATCGCGGGTTGGTATGCCGCCGGGCGTGCGATGGGTGCAGTACCGACCTTGATTGCGACTGGTGATTTCGTGTGCCAGCAAGAACTGGAGGTAGTAGGCGAAGCACGAGGTACGAACTATCGTCCCTACGTCGATGACAGCGGCAATTACTTGAACAACGCGCAGCAATTGCAGTTCAAGCTCTGGGAGCGCTGATGCGAGCAACCACGGCACAGCAAGACGTAGCCCTGGCACTCAAGGACCGGACCGGTTGGTTCCGTGTGCGGATCAAGGACTTCGGTGGTTCATTCGTTAACTTCTTTTCACTGAACGGCTACAACTGGCAGCTTGCATGCACCATCAGGGACAGCATCGACGCGGTCGGCATGACTGCGACGGTGCAACTGGTACTCGAACACGACGAGCAGAGCATCAGCCCGCTGCGGACCGATAGCCCATTGAACTTGAACGGCGGGTCATTCGAGCCGTTGATTGACATCGGCCGCGAGATAGAGATCAAGACCGGCACGATGGGACCTGGCCAGGAGCCGGCCGGCTTTGCTGGGGACTGGATCGATCAGTTCTACGGGAAGATTGTCGACTGGAAGATGAGCAGCGACACGCTGACCTTGACGTGCCAGGACTTCAGCGCGGACTTGGTGCAGACCTTCATCGAAGATCAGAAGGTGTACGGTAGCGCGGCCGGCGTGCTCAGCGAGACGGTCATGCAATCGATACTGACCGACAATGGCTTCGGTGCGGTGTCGTTGTATACTCCGACGCCGTCGGCGTTCGCGCTCCTCGAGTATGTGCAGCAGAAAATGCCGGTTATGGAAGCACTGCGGGTCATCGCGCAGCAGATCGGCTTCCAAGTTCGCTATCGATGGGACAACGGGACGAGTGCTTTCCGGCTGACGTACTACGAGCCCGACCGTGCCAAGGTTGTACCGGACTACACCTTCGGGCCTGATGACTATGACGACCTCGGGACATTGGCGGTCAAGGCCGGAGGCATCCGCAACAAGATCCGCGTCGTGTACGGCAAGAGCGACGCGCGCACCACGTCCGAATACAACGACGCGGCCAGTCAGGCGAAGTACGGCGTGAGGTTCATGGAGCTGATCGAGTCGTCGTCAAGTCAGATCGACACATCGACCGAGGCCGACCGGTTCGGGAACGCGGCGCTCAACGACCTGAAAGAACCCGACATCGTTGCGTCGGTGCCGGTGCCGTTCTTCTGGCCGGTGCAGCTAGAAGACCTGCTGCGCTTCGAGCCCGACGATGACCGCGTAAACACGAACCAGGATCTCGCGGTCGTCGGGTACGAGCACCGCTTCGATGCACAGACGAGCCAGACCACGTTCAACCTGCGCGGGCAACCGGCCGGCGGGTACATGACGTGGCTGGAAATCGAAGCGCGCGGACCCGACAAGAACACCGCCGACTTTACTGGACCGGCCGACGGGTACACGAACCTGATCACTCCCTATACTATGATGAATGCTTACGGCATTGGGAGCTTTCATAGGAACAACGAGAGCGAGCGTCGATCGCTACTTCTCAACCCCGAGTTCTCGCACCAGTCCAGGGTGATAACCGGTGCGAGCGGTTGGCCCCCGGACGGCTGGAGTATGGGCGCTGGTACAACGTGGGGGCCGACCGGAGACATCTACGTTGATCCGACAAACGTCCTCATCGGGTATCAGTCGCTTCACTTCAGGAGCACTGCAACGTCGCCGCAAATAGTCGAAAGCTATCTCTTCCCGGTGAGCGGGGGTGAGCTGTATTCCGTCTCGGCTGTTTTCCAGACGGACACATTCGACAGCGCTAATAGATTCAAGGCCGAGATCATTTACCTGCAAGCGGATAGGTCCACCGTCGTCAGTACCTATGTCGTGTTCAATGCCTACTTCGCTGGCGGGTTCTGGGTCACAACGAGCCTCGATCATTCGTTGGCACCTGCTGGTGCTCGTTTCGCTTTTCTGCGTCTTACGAAAACATCGAATAGCACACACAATATATATATTGACGGTGTGCGCGTCTTTCGTGGTAGGGCTTACTGCCGAGCATATTTGACATCGCCTTATGGAGTTCCGGGTGGTGGTTGGTCGAAGGTACCGTTTACTGCGACCACGTTTGACAATATGAACGGGTTCAATCTAGGAACAAACGAGTACGATACACAGTCCGCAGGGTTTTATCTCATCGTAGGTCAGTCCTGGTGGGAGGAACATGACAAGGATGTACTAGTACATCAGCGCTTGATGACTCGGGTAGGTGGTATTCCTGTTCCCATGGCTTACCAGAGCGGTTTCGTAAAAGTTGAAGACGACGGACTCTGGATAAATTGCAGCAGACACACCTTCGGTGCTACTTGGACAGGCGCACCGATTCCCGACCCGTTCTGGCTTGAAGTTTCTCACAATAAAGGTGGCACCCAGTATCTTGGAATCGGACCCGGTGATACTTTTCTCGAAGTTTTCCAAGTCGAGCCCTTGAACAATTAGGAGCTGTCATGCAATGCCCGATCTGTGGCGGAACAGGAAACGAGAAAACGCTCTGCACAGGGTGCGGCGGGACTGGCGGAACTGGTGGCGTATGCGTGACTTGCAGTGGTACGAAATATATCGCTGGTGATCCCTGCGTGCATTGCACTTCCGGCACGCTCGATGCGACTCAAACTGAAGCACTCGTTACATTTCTATACGACAGGCAGACAGCAATCACTGAGAACGCGCTATGGGATAGGGCATACGGGAATCACTTCAGATCCGCTGTTCATGGTTTCATGGGAGCGGCTGCATTTGAAGGAGCGACCCTGGACCAGATGCCAGGAGAAGAGGAAGGTTTGAAAATCCGGTTGAAGGTGATTAACCTGACAGGTTATACCCCTGAAGGGTTAATGAACGACGAGGATTTGCAATGAGCTTGCCAGATCCCAACGACTGGACGCGGCTCGATGAGGACACCTGCCGTAACGATGTCACCTTGGAAGAGGTGAGCATCTCGGCCACGAAGGTGCTCGCCGACGGCATGTTCTGGGACAACTTCCCCGATCAGGATATCGACTGGGCATACACTGATCTACTTTGGGACATGCTTCGCACGTTACCAATTGAGGGACCGTAATGGGTGCAGTCAAAGTCGGCAGCGATATCGAGATCACCGGACTCGGCAATACATGGGCATCGGTCTACACCGACATCGCTGACCCGACATATTTCGACAACCCGGCGGCCGGTGTGTACGAGCTGGTAGGCAATCGCCGGCTGACGATCAAGAACACTGGCCAGGTCATCATGGGCAATGCTGGCGATTTTACGCAGACCGAGGAGTTAAGATTCACGCCGGTATCAAGCGGTGGTGCACGCTTCTCGGTCAACCACGGCGGCGACTTCCAGGTGTACGGCAAGTCAACGATGGACTTCGGCTACAGTGGCAACGGCGCGTTTGTGTTTCCGTCCGGCCGCTGGTATGCGCGTGGCGATGGTGTCAACGATCCGGTATTCAAGAACTCGCACCGCTGGCAGTTCATCTGGCAAGCCGGGTTGTCATCGTTCTATGCTACTGACCGCTGGGACTGGGAGCACGTTACCGTCGGCCCGTTCAACACGGCGGGCACCACACAGCTCTGGTGGTTTTTACCGATCCAGCAGGTGCCACCGTGCTCGTTCAAGAACATCGCTTTTGATTCGACCAACGTCGGTGGGACTCCGAGTACAATCGTTGAGATGAATGTGGACACCGTGCGCGGTGCATCGCGCAATCTGTTATTCGAGGACTGCACGTTCACTGGGGCCGCTGCTACTTGTGTAAACACTGCGGCGACCGGGCCCTACTTCAAGAATTGCCAATTCAACGGCACATATAGCAATCGCGTTGCGTCTATATCGCAAGCCTTGCGTCATCAGTACTATCGGCATGATAACATCATAGAGGACGCGAACAACTTCGATGACCATTGGATGCCGGTCGTGTTCGAGGACTGCACGTTCACTGTGAGTTCTAATCTCGGGTTGACCGTCGCCAACGGAACTGTGCTGCTTATCAACCCGACGTTCACTGGTGGTGGTATATCGCAGCTGTCGGTTGCTGGCGACTCGAACATCCTGCTCTATGGAACCTGGTCCTTCGATGGAACGTGGGTGCGCACGAACCCGGCTATGATTGCCGACATGAAAAAGCTTGACCTCACGATCGAGGACGCAGACGGCAACGCGCTTGAGAACGCGATCTTCTCGGTCGTGCAAGAGGACGATCGCGAGGCGTGGTCGTGGCGCACCAACAGCAACGGTAAACCTGTGGTGGATTTCCGACTCGAGAACCAGATCTACCTGGTGTACCGGGAGTACGTCAGTGGTATACCAGCCAGTGCGACGTGGACCGATTGGAGTAGTGTGGCCAGCGGCAAGCAGCATACGTTGTACGCCGGGGCGAACAGCTGGGTCGGCGCGTCGCAAGCACTCGTGATGGACCAGGATCGAACGATCACGCTTGAGCTGCAACAAGGCGTGCTCCCGCCACCAGGGCCGGTGGACCCGCGCAAGATACGGGGCACCAGCAGGCGAAGGGGGTTGTGATGAGCTTGCCGATGTCGGATGAATGGAAGCGCATCAGCGAGGACGTGTGCGAGAACCGCACGACGCACGAGCAGATCTCGTTGACCGAGAAGCAAGCCGAGCTTGACCAGCTGTGGGTTGAGAACGACGACGACGTCACGCAGGGGCCGGAGTACATCGACCTCGACTACTTCCTCTCCTGTATGTACCGTCTGCCGATAGAGGTGTAGCGATGCCAGCAGTCAAGGTCGGATCGAACATCTACGTCGAAGGCACCGGCAACACCCTTGCCACGATACTGACCGACATCAACGACGTGACCTACTTCCGGTCCATTGGCGCGAACGATTACGAGATGGTAGGCAACCGGCACCTGCGCGTTCGGCCCGACGGCGAGCTGACCATCGGCAACCCTGCGGACTATTCCTTTTTCGAGCGGCTGAACCTGTCGGCCACGAGCAACGGCAACGCGCGGTTCTATGTCGACCACGGTGGAGAGTTCTACCAGTATGGCAACACCGAGATCGAGTGGGTCCTCGGGATCCGGCGCGGTGACGGCTTCATGATGGGGAAGGTCTACATCAGAGGAGACGAGACATACCAGCCGCTATGGAATAACGTCGGGTTCGTCAACTGGAATTGGAACACGACAACGCCGGCCAATTATGCCAGCGACGTGTGGGACATCGATCGGCTTCGGGTTGCAACGCGCGGGGCCGTCGGCTTCGACCATTTCCGGTTCGAGAATCTGTGGGACATGCCGCAACACTCTTTCAAGAACCTGGTGTGGTCGAACAATCTCAGCCCGCCGGACCGGCTGCTGCGGGTGCAGCTGGAGAACATCCCGCAGATCTCGCGGCAGATATTTTTCGAGGACTGTCAGTTCTCGCCGGCCTTGCGTATCGGCACGTTGAACATCGGGCAGTTCAAAAACTGCACGTTCCAGGGACCGTACACGACCGAGGGCGCGTTCATTGTCAACAATTATGCGTTCAACTACTACAAGAACTCGCAGCTGTTCGCGGCCAGCACGTTCGAGACAGCCATCGGGCAGTCATTCGCCATCTTCGATGGCTGCACTTTCGATCAAGTCGTGGACGCCATCTTTCCGCAGATGTCGGTTGCCATGCTCAAGGACTGCACATTCACGAACGGGACGACCGACATCAGCACGAACTTCGGCGGACTCGTGCTCGTATGGACCGGCAACACTTTCGGTAGCGACATCGAGCGCGTCGCCGGGAACTGGGGTGGGATCTTCTATGTATACGCGCTCGACCTGACTGTCGAGGATGACAACGGCGACCCAGTCGAGGGCGCTGCCGTGACCATCACGCAATCGGATTCAAAAGAGGAATGGCAGCTCGTCACAGACTCGAGCGGGAAGCCACGCACCGACCCGCGCATGGCCGGCAAGATCCTACTTGTTCACAAGGAATGGATCAGCGGCGACCCGGTCAGCGGCACGTTCGAACTGTGGAGCGACGCCAGCAACAACACCAACCACGCAATCCAGGCAGCCAAGGACGGCGTCGGCGTTGCGGCCGATACAGTTGTGATGAGCGAGGACCGATCGTTGACGTTGACCTTGACTGGTGTCACACCGCCACCTCCGGAGACACCAATACCACCGAGGCTGATCTCAGGCCGAAGCGGACTAGGTGCATGATGAGTATGCTCGCGAATACGCACACCCGCATCAGTGCGGACGTGGTCAAAATCGACGAGACCGGTCAGGAGATTGAAATCTCTGCTAAGGTGGTCGAGCTTGCCGAACTGCGAGCACAGGAACTCCGACCGGGCGACGAGGGGTACTCGGAACTTGCCGAGATCTTCAACTGGATTCGTCATGCGTATGCGCTGCCGATTGAACCGGAGTAACTATGGGTGCAATCAAGTCCGGCAGTGATATCGTAGTCCAAGGGACGGGCAATACGTTGGCGTCGGTGAAGACCGACATCGCTGACCCGACGTTCTTCGATGAGCTGACGCCGGGCAATTACAGGGTTGTTGGAAATCGCGACTTGATTATCGACCCGCTCGCTGACTTGACTATTGGCAACGCATCCGACTTCAGTGTGACCGAGGGTTTGCAGCTGACACCAACGAGTGGAAGCGCGAATAGCCGCATCGACACAACCAGTACCAGTCACTTCAAGATGTACGGGAACACATATCTCAAGCTTGGTATCGACGGGCCGACCGCACAACCGACTGGTGTTATGCTTATCACTGGAGCTTGTACTATCCTTGGCGATGCGACATACCGGCCGCTGATCAGCGACGGTACCGAGGTCGTGTTCCGCAACATCCGCACGGCTGACTTTTCGCTCGACATATGGAACGTGCAGCATGTTGACTTCGAGAACTTCAGGTATCACACATTCAGAACAATCCTAATGGATGGGACGGACCGCTTCAACCCAAATGGTCACACGTTCGAAGACATTGTGATCGACAGCCTGACCACGCTCACGCCACCAATCACGGATTATGGAACGCAGGATGGGATCGACTTCGTGCTCGATGCCGAGGGAACTCTTGACTTCGTGACGATGAAGGACATCACAATCAAGCACTGCCGGCGTGGCATTAATCCATCGGACGCTTGCCCAGCGATCGAGAATGGAGTCTTCATCGAGAACAGGCTCGGCGCACTGATATGCCAGGGAGACTCGAACATGAGTCACCTCTACAAGTCAGATGTGCAATATTCGCAGAGCGGATTCTACACCGGCATCGTTGGCCAGCGGTTCACATATATCAACGGTGGTTCGTCTTCCAACAATGCTAGCTGGTCTCACAACCTGACATACTCGACTCTGCTGCTACGTGATTATAACTCTACGGATCAGTTCTTCGGGTTGTCTCGACAGTATGGCCGCTTCCTGCTATGGAATGTTGACTGGACTGGTGGCGGCTGGGAAAAAATCAATTGCCAGATCATTTACGTGTACGGACTGACACTCGTCGTACAAGACGAAGACGGCAACCCGGTCGAGAACGCTGTAGTTCACATCTACCAGGAGCCGGACGAGCGCGAGCACTGGACGTTCTACACCGACAGTGCTGGCAAACCAATCACCATGCGCGCCATGAACGGAGTCGTGGTGCTCGGGAACAAGGCATACATCAGTGGTGCGTTCGGGTCGGAGACGTTCGAGCTGTGGAGCGACGGAGTCGCCGGCCGGCAACATAAAGTCGAGGTATTCAAGGACGGTGTTGGTGGTGCTGAGTCTACCGTGGTCATGGATCAAGATCGATCATTGACTTTGACGCTCGAGCGTGTTATACCACCAACACCACAGACCGTGCTTGCACGGGTAATAAGGAGTAACAGCACATGGCGACGCTAGTCATAAAGGGAGAGTCACGGTACCGAACAGTAATCAGGGGAACTTCGAGACTCCGGTTGCAGGAGGTGGTAATCTATGTCTGAAACATGCTATGACGCCTACGAAGGCGAAATCGGTGTGCTCATCCAGTTGGAAACCGGCAACGATATGACCGGTGCCACATCAATCAAAATTCGTGCATCGAAGCCAGGTCCTGCGTGTGTCGAATGGACGGCCACGGCTGTTGATGGTGAGGACACAAACTCGATGGCGCAATACACAACTATCGCTGGTGACCTCATTGAGGGGACTTACGAGGTGATGGTGCACGTCACGGCTACAAACGGCGAATGGTTCGGTGATCCGTTTACATTTACAGTGGGACCAACGGTCTGTACGCCATAAACAAAGGAGGTGGGGGATGACTGGTGAAATGGATACTAGGCGGGAGGCCAACAAATCGAGGCAATATCAGGTTGTCTCTGGCGTGATCAACCGGTGGGGAGCGATACTCGCCATGCTCGGAATTTTGGCGGCAGGATTCGGCGCTTTTTTTCTATTACAGGCGCAAGCGGATCACAACACCGAGAATGTGACGAAAACCGAGCGCCGAGTAGACAAAATGGAAGAGAAGGTACAAGATCAGCGAGTGGAATCTGCCAAGGTGCAGCAGATACTGATTCGAATCGAGACCGGGATGGAGAGTGTCATCAACCGCCAGAAGGAACAGACACAACAGAATACCCGTATCAATCGTCGGTTGGACCGCATCATGGATCGCTTGCGCTCGCAGTAGAAAGGGCTTGCAATATGGATTTTGCGACAGTATGCCTAGACCCTGGCCATGGTGGAAACAGCCGTGGCGTAAACATGGGTCATATCGATGAGGCTCGCTGGACACTCGACATGTCAAGTCGCGTCTTGCAGATCGCCAGTGGACACCCAGGTCCACTGAATGTGGTACGTACTAGGGCCGAGGACTCATATTTGTCACTTTGGCAGCGTGGCCAGATCGCTGCAAACGCCGGGTCCGAACTAGCAATATCAATTCACGTCAATGGGCAAGACCTAGCCATCCGCAACGGCGATGACAGTGTGATTGGGGAGATACCGGTTGGCGAACGCTTGCACGGCTGTCTGGTGTTTTATATAGCTGGTGACCAGATGTCGCTCGATGTGGCGCAGGCGATCGCCGAGTCGATGCCTACTCAGTTCCTCAATGGGAGCAAGAAAAACCCACTCGTGCCGGTCCCTGTGGGGCTCACCAACAAAGATTGGCGAATGCGGGTGTACCAGGTACTGCGGAATTTCTCATGCCCATCAGTGCTGCTCGAGTGCGGGTACGCTTCGCATCCGGAAGACCTGAGGCTACTGCACGATCTAAAAATGCAATGGTCAATCGCCCGGGCCGTACAGGATGGCATAACTCGATTCATGTTGCTGTCTGGTGCTCTCGATGGGAAACGCAGTGTAATTCCGGATGAGGAAAGAGTGAAAGAAATCGACTCACGCGCGACCACCGAAGAGATCGAGCGGTACGGTAGACTAGAAGAAGTCAAACGCGATCGGGAGGACTGATATGGCGAAAGCTGAGCTAGAGGTCGATGTCAAGATGAGCAAGGATAGTAAGGATAACCTGGAACGCGCCAACGGATTCAAACCCGGCAAGGACACAACCGAGTTCAAGGTGGGCCTGTTGTTCAGCATGTTCATCTTGCTGGTGGCCACAGTCTTCACCGCTTATCGAATCATGCCAGCATGGCTCTGGGTGACGTCGGTCACATTTGTGCCTGGTATGTTCATGTTTGTTTACACCCGTGGTCGTATCCAATACAAGACGGCCGTACTCGCGAACAAATTAAAGAAATGATGGACCGGATTGACAAGCTCCTCCATAACGCGGTGGTGGTACTCTACAAGCTCGACATGGTGTCGAATGGCAAGTATGTGCACAAGATCGCCAACTTGAAGCACGCCATCCATTCTGCCATGGAGCTGCTCGAGGATGCTGTCAACGAAGCTAGAAAATGGCTCGCCAACAAAAGAGGATAACATGGAACTCATAGCTGTATTACTACTCATCATTGCCGCTGTCGGAGGTGCGCTGCTTGGCGGTAAGAAATGGGGGCAGGAAAAAGAGAAGAACAACCAAGCTCGAAGGAAGGCAAACGCTATCGAGCGGGTGGAGGCAATGGACCATGACACTGAGAAAAAGCTCAAAGATATCGATCGCATTCCTAATGTCGGTGATCGTATTATGTCCCTCGTTGAGTTACTCGAGGAGGACATTGACGACTGACAGTGGCACCGACGAATGCTTCAACCCGGTCGAGCTGGACCGTCTCGAAAACGTGCTGACTGATTGCAAACGCAAAAAGGTACATCTCACCAAATGGAACCTAAACCTACAACATAAGCTCCTCGAGATGGAAGAGGAACGCGAAGACCCCACGGTGAATTGGTACAACCGTATCCCCGCGTGGGTGTGGACAACTGCGATCGTCATCACTACTGGGGTATTCATAGGTGGTGGGGTTGTGGGGTACAAGCTCGGGAAGGCTGACAAATGACTGGCGTTAAGATTCTGTTTACTGCAGGCAGCGTCTGGTACGCCAGACTCATCCGGTTCATCACGCGCAGCTCTGTGTCACACGTAGCTGTCGAATATGTGGACCCCTTGTGGGGTGGGCCGATGATTGCCGAGGCCGACGCACGCGGCATCCTTGTACGTACTGCCAAAAACGGCCGCAAGGACACGGTGGTGGTCAAGGAATACGAGTGCCTGTTCAACATCGGACCCGGGTTCCACGCGGTCGCGAAATACCTCGGGCAGCCCTATGATTACAAAGGTCTGTTTCTCATTTGGTGGGCAACGATCGCGTGGCGTTGGTTTCGCAGGAAATTGCAATTCCGGTCGACCAAAAACGTTAAGTGTAGTGAGTTCGTGGCGAAAATGATCAAATTCTGCAACCTACCAGGGAGCGAGGATTTCGACACCGAGCTTATCACACCAAAAGACCTGGAGAAGTACTGCTCTCTGCGAGTGGATCATTTCGCTGCAGTGGAAAGAACCAGTATCTAGCTGTACCATTTGTGGATTTTCTTGAATTCGCGCACCATCTTCTCGAACCCTATACCCTCGAGTACGTTGCACAACAACTCATCCGCTTTCACGTGGGCCCAGTGGGGTGTCTCCTTGAATTTCTTACCGATCTGGCGCATCTGTTCTGCCGCCGTGTCCGGTGTCTTTGCCATAATTCATCTCCACGAGTTTAAGTCGCACCGTCTTGGTAGCCTCATCGATCGATTTGGCCAGTATGCCAATGGCACCGGAAATGACGATGCTGGATATCATGATAGCACCACTGACCATCATCGGGCCGATGAGGAGGTCACCCATCACACTTGTCCTGTCTCGCGCAGCTTGTGACGGAGCATGCGATTCTCTTCCTGTATCTCCTTGAGCTTGCCCCAGAGCTTGACCTCTGTTGGTGTCGCCGGGTGTTTGCGGTTGTCGTACTCAACAAAGAAGTACTCCTTCTCGGCGCATCGTACCATAGTTACCTTGAAATCTAAATCCATCATACCCTCCTCTATGAGTTGCTCCGTTTCGCGCTTAAAAATGCGTCGCGCCTTTCTCGAGTAGATAGGTGCACCCTTCCTGGTTCTATCACGACAATACCTACAGTGGCAGCCACCCTGCGTGCGAAGCCAAGCCCTGCGGTAGTCATCGGCCATGTATCTGCTTCTCGATTCTATCGAGTTCCAGTTGTTCCTCGATCTTGTCGAGTTTGGTTGAGATGTCGTTCAATTTGTTGGAATTCCCACAAGCCCGGCAACTACCGAATAAGAAGATGATGAGAAGAAGCAACATGATAGGGTCCGGTTCGATGTTCTTCATTTCTCCTCCTGTTGGGTCACGGCGGTGAGTATCTGTTCCAGGTGCACCACACGCGGCTCTTCGCAATCACACCCACCTTCCAGGTAGTAGAAAGTGGAACAACTCGTACACACACCATCACAGTACCGCTTTTCCTTTGGTGCGGTCTTCCTGATAGCTCGTATCTCGTCCAGTCTCTCACCCGCTCTCTCAAATCTGAGGTCCATCTCGTGGTACCACTGCTTCATGGCTGTGACCAGATGCTCGAGCTTGGTGACACGATCTTCCAGTTTATCCACGCTTTGGTCCACCAGACCAACCGACTCCCTCATGGAAAGTATGTCTTCGGCATTTCGTGTCTGGTGTTTCTCGATCTCGTAGAGTCGCTCGTCGGTTTTCTCCCGGTGACCACTTAGGACATCTTGTATTTCTTCGGATGTTCTCATGCGCCCCTTCAGTAAGGCTATCCTCGTATCCATCTCATCAAGATGTTGTTCGAGTTCAGTTTGTCTATTCAACCCCGAAATCAGACCTTCAATCTTGTCGCTCATACCGCCCTCACACCGAGTTCATATTGAGCCACACAATCGCCAAGATCGCGGTGATAGTGAGGCAGATGAGCACGACCGCCATAATCTTGGTCTTGTGCCACCGGTATCTGCGCATGCTCTTGTCCCAGATGTTCTCATACTTCTCGTAATCGAAAGCCACAACTCCCTCCCGTGTCATAGGTCGCTAAGGTCCTCATACCTATCATAACACGGGTTGCATAAGAATATCAAGGCCCCATTGGAAAAGAGACGCTTGTTGGTGGTGGCCACACCACGGCAGCTCTTGCACCTGTGTGCTTTGACTTTTGCCCCTTTAGCGTACCCGAGAGCACGGCATTTCTGGCAGCGGTACTTTTTAGGCCAGAACGGAAGTAGATTCCAGAAATGGTCGCAGTTGTTTGGGTCATGCATGGGTCACCAACTGTTGGTTTGTCTCTTAATAATAATAGCGTCATTCATTGCCTTGTAAGGGCAACCGAAGATCTTGGTGGTGATACCAAGTTCCTCACACCCAGCTTGCCACCGGCCCGCGTTGCCAGCGCACCACCATTCGTGGCTGTCGTCATCTGTGTGCATCCAAGTGTGCCGGTCCGACCACAAGCTTACCTTCTTCCATATGCGACCATGCTCATCTGTCCAGTATTCATGAGTCATGAGTCGTCCACCCCAATATCGCGTTTCCTATTCCGGATGAACTTGCGATACTCGAATTTTCCTGCTAGGACTCTCATATACCAGTCAGCGAACGAATGGCCACCTCTCTTTTCATCCAGGCGAGTACGTAATTCCTCAATCAGTTCCTGCTTGTGTGCGTTACCTCGGACGATAACTGTTGCCCTTATCTCGTTCATGTTGTGTCCTTTTTTTGTCTCGGTCTCTCCCGAGTGTCACCGGCCAGCGGCTTCTCCGGTCTCGCCAATTAAAAGAAAGGTACCCTGGGAGCAACATGCTGCAACTCCGGTTCCCCTTACCGACGCAGCTTCTCCCAGGGTACCACCACCCGCCACCTTGTGTTTGTCTACCAATGCATCGTTACACCAACAATCCAGCGGCGTGCCACTTGCCCACGGCCCCATAAAATGGAGGGGCCGGCTGGATTCGAACCAGCGACTCCGGTTTGAGAGTGATGCATTCCAGACACTAACATCAGGCTTTGGGTTATTGACACTGTGGGCTCGATACTCATTACTCTGAGTCTTACTACGACATGCGGCAACGTCTGTTAAGGGCGATTGTCGCACACCAAATCTAGCCCACCTGTCAAACATAAGTTACCCGTTGATGTAGTCGATGATGTTCTTACCGATCGTATCGTTCACAGTCTCTTGCGTGTTGGCGCGTTGCCGGGCCTGCTTGGCCGCTTCAATGAGAGAATCAACACGCGCCAACAACTCGCTCTTACGGGCTGGCGACACCATGCCAGACCAGCGCTGCGTGGTGAACACGCCTACGGTGACATTGTCGTCTACCGCTGCGACTTGAGCTGGGTGGTTCTCGGTAGCCTCGGCGATGGTCTCGTACTTGCGGTGTTTCTCGGTCTTCTGGCTCACCTCGGGGTGGACGGACCGAAAGACACCATCTCCCATGACAGTGTCGACTTCCCACTTTGTGCCAGGGCTCAGAGTAGGTATCGCCTCGTACAGACCACGGATGAATTTCAGTCGATTCTCGAGGCCGAGTAGGAAAGTGGCCGGGAGACCACTTCCAATCATGGAACCATCGGGCAACACCAAATCTGCTGTGGCCTGTTGGTTGGTCTTCTCTTTCTGTAACATCGTGTCCAGGTAGGTGATGGTCGGGCCGGCCACGTACTCGAGCTTTTGTGGTACGGTAGTTACCATCTCCTTGTGATCTTCGGCCGCTTCCTCTTCCATTTTGCGCTCGTCGTCTTTCATGCGCAACGTCTTGTGGTGCGCCAAGAAGTGGTCGGCTTTCTTGCGGAAAGTGTCGGCCCCTTCTTGGGTCACCTTCTTGAAAATCTTCTCTCTGTCTGTGTCCACTGCTAACAACTCGTGAAGCTTACCCATAACTATTCCCCTTTAAACTAAAAGTGGGACAGGGGTGCCCTGGCCAATTCCAGGGAGCACCCCGCGTGCTTGCTAGTTGCCGGTATCATGTTAGAGAACCTTCTGGCATGATTCCGTGTCCCACACTTCATTTCTCCCACGTTCCTCTGATGAGCATGATCGCGATGATGGCGTAGTTGGCCACATCAAGCAGGTCGTCTTCGAGCGACTCCACCGACTCCACATTTGTGATGTATTTGTTGACCGTGGCTACTGGTACCTCGCGCTCCATGAGCTTTTTGTATAGGTAGATGTCTTCGGCCTCCCTCTGGATGCGAGACATCTTATCTTCTGCAATGCGAGTCACCACGCCCATCAGTCCTTGGCGCTGTATGTTGCCGGTGCCGCGCAGGGCCCGTTTTTCGAGCATGATCTCCTTCATGCGATTGGTAATCTCATCGAATGAATCTTCGAATCCTGCTACTGTGTCGGGGTTCATATACACGTTACCTCCCTGTTGAGCCGAAACCATGGTCTTCCCGATCCGTATGTGTGAGTTCGTTTGCCACGTTCCACTCGAGGCTCACTATCTCGTGTGGAATCATCTGCGCGAGTCTCGCTCCCCGGCGAATCCGCACGGCGTTGTTCCCGGGGTTGGTGGCTTGGATGAACATCTCACCTCGATAGCCGTTGTCGATTACGGCTTCCACGATCTGTACACCATGCATGCGTAGGGTGCTCGAGCGCGGCATGATGCGAACCCACACGTTCGGTGGGAGAGCGATGTAGACGCCGGTCCCTATGCTGATGGTGGACCCGGGGTGCACGTAGACATCCTCATTCACGAATAAGTCGTAACCCGCGTCCCCCTCGTAGAATTTCTTGGGGACCTGCGCTCCCTCTTCCAACTTAATTTGGACTAGGTTGTTCATATCAATTCCCGTTGCGGCGATCCACACAAACCCAACCAACAGCAGGGTCCCACCCAGTACCAATGAGACCAACGAACACACCGAAAGTACGCTCGAGGTAGTGTATGAAATCATGGGCTTTCCCCGACAATTGGTCGAATTCGGTCTTGTTCTCGTCCTTAGGACTCAGGTAGTCCATAAAAGTGAGCGCCACATAGGTCGGGTCGTTGATAGCGACTGCTTGCTTCATGAGCGGCTCGTCCCACTCACCAATACGACGCACTTTCTTGGTGACGGTGGTCTTTTCCACTACCTCCTTGCCCACACGAGCGCTCATTTCTTCCCAGCTGATCTCCTTGGCCATGGGTCCGGATGGACCAGCGACTCGAATCGGGTAGGTCCGTGCCACAAGGATTGTTTGGTTGACCCAACTTGGTGGAACCCCTGCATCGGCGGCAAGTTGAGCGGCGTTGGTATCTGCTGTGGTGACGTGTGGCCAGGAGCCGTGTATAAGTGAGAGACCACAGCCTTGTGTACCCTCGAGGAGAAGTCGCTTACCGGCTCTGACTTCCTTATTGAGAAATTGCGCAGTGTCTTCCCGTACGTACTTCTGTAGTTCCTTAACGTCGCGAGCGAGTCGAAAGCGCTCTGGGTCTCGTACCAAACGGTCGCGCCTAGCCGCGCCAACACCTTCGCCAGTTGAACCCATCGTTTTGTGCAGTTCACCGTCGATTCCTCCCTCTTCCTCATGATGTCTCTCCTCGAGTATCCCTGCTCCACCGTCGATGATGAGACGCTCGTCAATATAGGGCATGGCCTTTTTGACCATCTTGATCTCTCTGAGTAGGGTCTTGACGTTGAGCACAGCGCCGATTCCTATCATAAGTGTCGTATCTGGGTTGGTCCACCCGCACGGCAAGCTCTGCATCTTATACAACTCTCCCTCGTACACCAGCGAATGACCGGCATTCGGCCCACCAGTGCGCACGGCAATATCGAATTCCTTATCCAGGTAACGTGCTACCACACCTTTCCCCTCGCTACCGTGTTGCGCACCTACCAGAGCTGTGACTGTCCCCTTAGTCATACTGAATCTCCTTTGCTTGACCCCAGGACCTGCCAGCCTTGAAGTCGATTTTCATTGGTATGGAGCACCACGGGGTGTCTTCCATAATGCGTTTTATGTCCTTAACTGCCTGCTTGGTCTCATTCTCGGGAATCTCGAACAGCACGCTATCATGCACGGTGAGCCACATGTTGTATGGCGTTTCCCTGCGGATCCGAGTTATGGCGACGCGCAGCATCTCGCCCACCGTTCCTTGCACCAGGTTGGATGATGCCTTATGCGGAAAGGCGAGCTTGGTGTTGTAATGGCGCATACGGCCCGAGAACATGCGGATGAACCCACGTTGTTTGGCTTTCATCTCGGCCGAACGATACAGGGCTTTGAATCCCGGGTAGTTGGCATGGTATTTGTTCAGATACTCGCGAGCTTGCTTGCGCGGAATCTCTAGGTTGTCGGCGAGCGTGTTCGGCCCGATACCATAGATGACCGAGAAATTCAGCCGTTTGGCGGCATCACGTGGAATGCCGATTTCCTCGGCGGTCTCCGAGTGGATGTCACCACCACGCAGCAGCTTTTCGCGCATGCGTACCACGTTGCCGTAGTGCGTAGCTACACGTATCTCGGCTTGACTGTAGTCGGCTTCCAAAATGGTATGTCCGGGACTCGCAACGAATACGTCCTTGACTCGGTAAATGTCTGTACTCCTCGGGATCGCTTGCAGAGGCGGGTTGGAACAAGACAGACGGCCCGTCTCGGTACCGACGAGATTGAGATTC